GAAGAGGCCTGGAACAGTACATTCACGCTGCTGCAGGGACGTTTCAAACCGAGCGTACGCTGGCCGCGCCGCCCGCCCGACAACTCGAAAATACCCCGCGGGGGATATTTTGGAATTGCTTTTTAGCTCTCGTAGGGTTCTCCGGGGGTGTTGGGTGCTCTCCGAATTAGTTTCCGATACATGTACCGCTGCGAAACGGTGGAAACACTCCTTGGATCGAGCATGATTCTCCCCAATACCCCTAGAAAACTCTGCGATAGCGTTGAGAATCCGCTAACAAAAGGAGATGATGTCCCTATGGCTCGTCGCAAACGGGTCGAGGAACCTATCTCCCCTCCACTTATTCCTGAAAAGACTCCGGAAGGACGTGAACAACAGCTCGAAGCGCTCGCTATGGATCTTGTTGAACGTCGTTTAAGAGAGGGGACCGCTTCCTCAGCAGAGACCGTACACTTCTTGAAGCAAGCATCATCTCGAAACAAGCTTGAGATGGAAAAAATGAGGTATGAGAATCGTAAGATCGAAGCGCAGACTCATGCCATCAATAACCTCGAAGATCAAACCAAGCTTTTCCAAGACGCAGTCAAAGCCATGCAGGGCTATATCATGCCATCAGGCGAAGAAGAGGTGGAAGAATGATTTTATCAGATAGAACCATTCGAGGCCTCGCCGAAAACTGTGGTTTGATCGATCCATTTGATGAAGATCAATTGCAGCCGTGCAGTTATGATGTTCGACTCGATTCACGAATCAAGCGATTCGTGAAGACTAACGATTCAGCGATACATATCATTGACGGTTCATCGAAAGAATTACGTGGCGTATCGATGGATATCCTTAACGTCGCCAATATGGAATATGCTCTTCGTCCTGGCGAATTCATTCTTGGATCAACCGTCGAATCAGTATCGATCCCCGATTACCTAGCATGTCGTTTCGAAGGAAAATCGTCGTTGGGACGTATCGGTCTGACGACGCATGTCACGGCTGGGTTTATTGATCCTGGTTTCCAAGGAACCATAACCTTGGAAATCAAAAACGAGAATCAATTCCCGATTCTATTAAAGCCTGGAATGCTTATCGGTCAGTTGTGTTTCATTCGTCTCAACACCAAAGTTGATCGGATGTATGGTTCAGTCGGACTTGGTTCCCATTACCAGAACCAGATCGGTGTCACCGAGGCTCGATCATGAATGGCATTATTCGAACTTATTCAGAACTCATGCGTATCGAATCATATGAAGAACGTTTCGAGTATCTGGCTCTGAATGGAACAGTCGCTCGTCCGACATTCGGTAACGAACGATGGATGAACCAGAGATTCTATCATTCGAAAGAATGGTATGATGTTCGAGATTATGTGATCGCTCGAGACAATGGTTTTGATCTAGGTCATCGGGATTACCCGATACCAGGAAAGATCATGATTCATCACATGAATCCATTGACTCCCGATCAGATCGAACATGCAGATCACAACATGCTTGATCCAGAGTTTCTTATCTCGTGTTCTCTGGCAACCCATAACGCCATTCACTACGGCGATAAAGACCAACTTCGGATCATGAATGAACGTTTTCCCAACGATATGATACCATGGAGGTGAACATGAACAAACATACCACATTTGAGATCGTAGCATTTGTTTCGGCGATAATGTCGGCATTGATCTCAGCGATCCTCTTAGGCGTCATGTGTAGCTTCATGATTGTCACCAGGGATCAGCAACAGGAAGTGCGAACAGTTAAAACCGGTGACATTTCCTGGATCTGTCTCGACACAAAAGATGGCGATCGCATTGTTGCCGAAAGTTGCCAAATATTACCACACGCATAGGATGGGTGCTCATCGTGAGCGTATTGCTTTTTAGTTATGACGTTAATGACGAACATCTCGAACAAGATGTTACCGTCAGAGTGAAATGAGGATCAATGGGTACACTATTGCAATCTTCGATCCTGAATACGATCAAGCAGATGCTTGGCATCGATGAAACATTTAATGGTTTTGATCCGGAAATCATCATCGATATCAATTCGGCATTGATGACTCTGCATCAGTTAGGTATTGGTCCATCGGACGGATTTCAGATCGTTTCTGAGAGTGATGTCTGGGAGGATCTTACAGTAGATGTGTCGCAACTCAACGGTATTAAAACCTATATCTATCTTAAGACCAGACTGCTGTTTGATCCTCCATCCAATTCATTCCTCGTGCAATCTATGGAAAAGCAAATTCAAGAACTTGAATGGCGATTGAACGTTAATGCGGAAGGAGCATTTGATGGATAACGACATTGAGGCTGTTGATCCGGTCGAGCTATGTTTTGAACATTTCGGCATCCTCGGTATGAAATGGGGACGTCGACGTTCGACCAAAGAACTTCAAGCTGCTCGCGGCAAGAAAGATTGGGAAGGCGATTCCGACAAGAATTCGGGTAAGGACTCAACTGAAGGATCCAAGGCCATTCGCAAAGAATCCGACCATGAGAAATATCAACGTCTTTCTCGCATGAAGGTTCAGGACATGTCGACCCAAGAAATTAACGATTGGGTGAATCGAACCAATGCCATAGCCAATTATAATCGATTGACGGTTCAGCAGAAAGAGGCATCGCGATCCAAAGGCCAGAAATTCATTCATTTCATGTTGGATACCGGAAAATCTATGGCCATCGATGCGGGTAAAGAAATCGCTAAAGATTATCTTAAGACGGCTCTCAAAGGATATGCTGAAAGCAAGATCGCGCCTTCCACGCCACGACATGCGAAGTCAAAAAATAAAAAGAAGTAGCGTATGACACTGTCAAACACTGCAACTCCGCGATACTATAGCGAGTTTCGTCAGAAAGTGCTATCAGGTGAAATCCCGGTATGTCGTGAAATTTCGATGGAGATGAATCGTATAGACGCCATGATCGCAAACCCTGGTATTTACTATGATGATACCGCTGTCGAGCATTGGGTGAATTTCTGCGAGCACGAACTTGTGTTGACCGATGGCTCTCCGCTTCATTTACTCGATTCGTTCAAGCTATGGGGCGAGCAGATTTGGGGATGGTATTATTTTGTGGACCGATCGGTCTATGTTCCGAATACCGATCGTCCTGGAGGACATTACGTCACCAAACGCATCAAAAAGCGTTTGATCAATCGACAGTATTTGATCGTTTCCCGTGGTAATGCCAAGTCATTGTATGCGACATGTTTGCAGGCATACATGCTGCTGTGCGATCCGAATACCACCACTGGAATTGTCGTGGCACCGACCATGAAACTTGCCGATGAGATCATGTCGCCGATTCGCACCGCTATTCAGCGAGCTCCAGGACCGGCGATTAAGATGATGACGCAAGGAAAACTCCCAGGACGAAGTGGCGGTGTCACGGGCAATCAGGTCATGCTGGCGTCGACAAAGGTTGGTATTCAATATTTTCCGACGAACAGTCTCATCCAAGTTCGTCCGATGTCCATTGACAAACTTCAGGGAGCTCGACCTAAGATCGCTACTATTGACGAGTGGCTTTCTGGTGATACTCGCGAAGACGTTGTCGGTGCGTTGGCCCAAGGTGCTTCCAAAGAGCAATCCGATAGAGGCGGTTCCGATTGGCTGATCGTAGCGACGTCGTCCGAAGGCACCGTCCGTAATTCGGTCGGTGATACCATCAAGCTTGAGCTTATGAGTATTCTGAAAGGCGAGTATCAGGACTTTCACACTTCGATATTCTACTATCGACAGGATGATGTCAAAGAGGTCGCCGATCCTTCAACTTGGATGAAATCGAATCCGAACATTGGTATCACCGTAACGTATGAAACGCTACAGAATGATGTCGAACGTGCTGAGAAAGCGCCGGCCAATCGCAATGATATTTTGGCCAAACGTTTCGGCATTCCTATGGAAGGCTATACCTACTTCTTTACGTTTGAGGAAACACTTCCACACACCAAGAAGGACTTCTGGGGATTACCATGCGCACTCGGTGCCGATCTTTCACAAGGCGACGATTTCTGTTCGTTCACCTTCATATTCCCACTGCGTGGTGAAGTGTTCGGAATCAAGACTCGAAACTATATTTCCGAGTATACCTTGACGAAACTTCCTACGGCTGCTCGTCAGAAGTATGAGGAATTCATTCGAGAAGGTTCTTTGCATATCATGGAAGGAACCACTCTTGACATGGATCTGGTGTACGATGATCTCGATCAACACATCATTGATTGCCAATATGATGTTCGCGCATTCGGTTATGATCCGTACAATGCCAAACGATTCGTCGAACGATGGACCCAAGATAATGGTGCTTTCGCCATTGAGAAAGTCATTCAAGGAGCCAAGACGGAATCCGTTCCGCTTGGTGAATTGAAGAAACTCGCTGAAGATCGTCGTTTGTTGTTTGATGAATCATTGATGTCATTCACCATGGCGAACTGTATGACATTGGAAGATACCAACGGTAATCGAAAGCTATACAAGGCTCGTCGCGAAGACAAGATCGATGCCGTTGCCGCAATGATGGATGCTTTTATAGCATTCAAGAACAATCGAGATGCATTCGAGTAAGGAGGTGAATCATGGCTGAATTTAAGGCTGCTCTTCGTAAAAAACTTTCGCGAGAAGGAGAGGCTCTTCCTGATGGAAGCTTTCCAATTCGTAACGAAAAAGATTTGAAGAATGCCATTAGTTCGTATGGTCGCTCCAAAGACCCTGAGAAAGCCAAAGCGTGGATCAAACAACGCGCCAAGGCTCTGGGATTGGAGAAATTAATTCCAGAATCATGGGTTTCAAATATGCCTGCGGCTAAGGCAGTTCGAAAGAAGCCGTCGAACAACCAGTTCGTTGCCAAAGCTGTTCGAAAGAAGGTGATGAACTGACATGGCTACCGCATTAACAAGAATCAGCAAATTCTGGAATGCTTTTTCGACTCCTCCAGGAAAGTATATTCCAAACGTTGGACAATCATATTCGTTGAATCCGGATCGGCCTTATTTCACCGGTGGAAACGAACGGTCTATTGTTTCAGCGTTGTATAATAGGGTTGCTCTCGATGTGTCGACACTGACAATTCGACATTGCCGATTGGATACTCAAGGCCAATACATTGAGGAAATCAAGGATCCTTTGGACGATTGTCTCAACATTGCGGCTAATATCGATCAAACTGGTCGTCAGTTCATTCATGATTTGACAACCACCATGTTCGATGATGGTGTTGCGGCGGCAGTTCCGGTGAAGACATCTGATAATCCGAACTCATCCGGTTCATATGACATTTATGAACTGAGGGTCGGCAGGATCATCGCTTGGATGCCTCAGCATGTTCGAGTATCGGTGTATAACGATATTTCCGGTCAACGAGAAGAACTTGTTCTCCCCAAGACTCTGATAGCTATTGTCGAGAACCCGCTATACTCGGTCATGAATGAACCGAATTCGACGCTTCAGCGACTGATTCGGAAACTTAATCTTTTGGATGCGATTGATGATCAATCCAGTTCTGGAAAATTGGATTTGATTCTTCAGCTTCCATATACGATTAAGTCTGATACTCGCCGTAAGGAAGCGGAACGTCGTCGTTCTGAAATCGAAAAGCAGCTCACTGGTTCGAAGTATGGTATCGCCTATACCGATGGCACTGAACGTATTACCCAGTTGAATCGATCTGTTGAGAATAATCTTCTCGAACAGATTAAATACCTGACAACCATGTTGTACGGTCAATTGGGCGTATCGGAAGCCATTGCTAATGGCACCGCTACTGCTGAGGAAATGCTGAACTATCACAATCGCACAATTGAACCAATCATCTCGTCGATCTGTGATGCGATGAACGCCAAGTTCCTTACGAAGACCGCTCGATCTCAAGGACAGACCATTAAATTCTTCCGAGATCCGTTCAAGCTGGCTCCGGTCGATCAGATTGCTGAACTCGCTGATAAGTTCACACGAAACGAGATCATGACCTCGAACGAATTCCGTTCGGTTCTCGGCATGTCTCGAGTCGACGATCCTGCTGCCGATGAGCTTCGTAACAAGAACCTCAACAAGGCCGATTCCGGATCGGATATGTTCGGTCTTACTGATGAAGGTCAGTCTGAAGGCTCTGACGAAGAACCAATGACCCAGGAACGATACGATGCGGAAATAGCAGCGTTCAATAAGAATGATGCTGATCTTGCAGATCTTGAAAAGGAACTGGAATGACCGAATCGTTTGAACACTACACATCGAAGTATTATAATCCAGTCAAAGCTCATGAATATTACATGAAGACTAGACACCTCAAAGGATATGATACTCAAGGCAAGACATTGAATGATGAAGGTAAGCAAGCGAAAGCTTATATTACCAAACAAATCCGAGAGGAACGTTATTCGGTTCTCAAGAAGGAACAGAGTAATCGGAATCAAAAGATTTATTCATCTTCAGTGGAAATGGCTAATCAGATTCGTCAGTTGCAATTGCAAATGAAACAACTTACTCCTGAAAAGAAGAAGACGCTCGGTAAGCAGATTCAACGCAAGATCGCAGGATTGCGCGAAGACAATGCTCGAGCGAAAGCCGATTTTCAGAAGAAGTATATCGAGTTTGCGTAGAAGACCCGTTCTGATTATTCGAAGGCTCTGGATAGCGAAATTAATAAACTCTATTCCGATGCTTCGATGACCAAAGCTGTTTAGACGAAGAAAAAGTCTAGAACGAAGAAATAACATTAATTTGAGAAAGGAGTGATCCATATGGCTGATGGCTTTAAGAGTGATTTCAGTGGCTATGCTACAAAGAACGATGTTCTTTGCTCCGATGGCCGAGTCATTCGTAAGGATGCATTCGCCGATCAGGATGGCACCGTGGTTCCTCTGGTGTTCCAGCATGATCATACCAGTCCGCTTTCGGTGATCGGTAAGGCGTTGCTGGAAAACCGTGATGATGGAGTCTATGCATATGGCTATTTGAATGATACCGATGCCGGTAAGGCTGCTCGTGGCATCATTCAGCATGGCGATATGATGTCGCTGTCCATTGCGGCCAATAAGGTAGTCCAGGAAGGAGCCGATGTGCTTCATGGTAAGATCCGTGAAGTGTCGTTGGTCTTTGCTGGAGCTAACCCGGAGGCGACTATTGATAATGTGATTCGTCATTCTGATGACGGTGACTCGTTTGAGGATCCGTCCTCGATCAGCGCTAATTTCCTGTGCGAGATCGAACAAGGTGACGAGTCTGGAGATCCTTCGGAGGTATTCTCTGAAGATTCTCTGAATGAAGTGCTTCACGCAGATGCAAATGTGGAGAAGCACAAGAAAGAGGATGAACCAGCTTCCGACGATTCTGCCAAACAAACCGCAAAATCCGAAGAAACTGATTCGGACAATTCCGATTCTGAATCGGATGATGAGGATCCTCAGAAGGTCTACGACAGTCTGAATGATAAGCAGAAGGCGCTTGTCGAAGGTCTTGTCGGTATGGCTCTGAATGAGGGTAAGACCACATCGGCCAAGACCGAGGGCGAACAATCCAATAAACAGCAAACCGTCGAACAGTCGGCGGATGAAGGAGATGAAATGAATATCTTCGAACACAATGCTACCGAAGGCGCTACGTCTTTTGAGCACTCTGATGATTATCAGAGCTTTATGCATTCTGAAGGTGTGAAGGGTGCTACTGATTTCGCCCATGCTCAGGAGAACTTCTTCCGAGCTGCTCAGCGCGATCCGTCTGGCTCTCTTCAGAAGTTCGTGCTTCAGCATGCCCAGAATTACGGCATCAAGAACATCGACGTGTTCTTCCCGAATGCCCGCGCCGAGCGTACCGAGCCCGATCTGTATAAGCGCGACACTGAGTGGGTGGCCGGTCTTCTGAACGGCGTCCATAAGGTTCCGTGGACTCGCATCAAGTCCGCGTACGTTGACCTGACTCCGGATGAGGCTCGTGCTAAGGGCTTCACGCTTGATCGTAACAACAACCATCGCAAGTTCGATGAAATGATCACGGCGTACAAGCGTCAGACCACGCCGACCACCGTCTACAAGAAGCAGAAGGTGGACCGTGATGACGTGCTCGACATCACTGAGTTCTCCATGGTGAACTTCCTGATGCGTGAAATGCGTATCCAGCTCGATGAGGAAGTCGCTCGTGCATTCCTCATCGGTGACGGTCGTGAAGTTTCCGCTGAGGATCACATTAACACCGAATGCATTCGTCCGATCGTTTCCGACGACAATCTGTATGTGATGCATTCCGTGGGCAAGGCCGACGAAACCCAGACCGCTCTGGTCGACCGTATCCGTCAGTCCAAGGTCGGCTACATGGGTTCCGGCAATCTGACCGCGTTCGTTTCCCCGACCCTTCATGCCAGCTTCGCCGTGCAGCGTGATCAGATGGGCCGTCGTCTGTACGACTCCGATACCGCTCTGGCTTTCGAGCTTGGTGTCCAGAAGATCGTTGAGGTTCCGCTGCTTGAAAACTTCAAGCTGGAGAACAGAAACATCCTTCAGGCCATCATCGTCGATCCTCGCGATTACACCGTCGGCACCGATCGTGGCGGTGATGTGACTTCGTTCGACAACTTCGACATCGATTACAACCAGTACAAGTACCTGATTGAGACTCGTATGTCCGCCGCTCTGACCAAGCCGAAGTCCGCGATCGTGATTGAGGCAGCCCCAAAAGCGTGACGCCTCCCGAATCGACTGACAAGAAGGTAACCGCCATCGCTGTCACTCCTTCCACTCAGTCGATCACTATTGGAGGCACTGCTCAGCTCAGGGCGACAATCACCCCGACCGATGCGACCAATCAAAATGTCAAGTGGTCTTCTAAGCAGGAGGCTGTTGCTTCCGTATCGGAATCTGGTGTAGTTACCGGAAAGACCTCCGGCGTTGCCCATATCGTGGCTTCCGCTCAGGATGGCAGCAAGGTGACCGATGAAGCTCAGATCACGGTTACCGCTCCTACGCTTGGAACCTTGACCGTTGGTGTCACACCTGGAGCCGACGGATATTCGGTGACGGTGACACCTGAAATCGAATCAGGTAACACTCGGTATTATCGTGTGACCGCAGCGAATGCCGCTCCGACGATCACGTATGATCAGACGGTGACGACTTCCGACTGGGCTGCGTTCACTCCGGGACAAAAGATCACCGGAACCAGTGGTCAGGTCATCTCCGTGGTCGAAGCGACTGCTGAAGGCAAGGCTCGCAAGTACGGTAAGGCAACGCTTCCCGCACAATCCGCTTGATATAAGGGTGATCGATGGCCCGATTCGCTGGAGCAGTAGGATTCGCGGAACAGGTGAAGACGGCTCCCGGTGTATATCGAGATGAAATTGTCGAACGACAGTACACAGGCACTGTCATTCGCAATACCGTTCGTTGGAATACAGGGTCCGAGGTGAATGAACCGATGCGACTGGATCAGTCGATATCGATCATCTTGGACCCGTATTTCAATGATCATCTGCAAGCGTTGCGTTATGTGCGTTGGATGGGCGGATTGTGGAAAATCACGTCCGTTCAGATCCAGCGCCCCCGTGTCATATTGCAACTGGGAAGTGAGTACCATGAGCAGACCCCGTGAGGAACTACAACGGATACTTGAGAACATCATGAGTGAAGCTTATGAGGGACTTCCCGAGAATGTTCGCAATGTGACACAGAATTTTTCGGAGCATGTTTATTTTCAGGCTCCGTCAAGAATCGAATATCCTGCAATCGTCTATGAACGGACGAGTGCCGATACACAGTTCGCTGATGATGCGCCTTATATTTATGAGAAACGTTACCAGGTGACTGTCATCGAAAAGGATCCCGATTCATCCATACCAGATCGAGTCGCGATGCTTCCGAAATGCCTCTTTGACAGGCATTACATCATTGAAAATTTGCATCACGACTCATTTGTCATTTATTTCTGAAAGGAGTATCCCATGGCAGCTCTTGTTTGGGATAAGACCGGCGAACGTAGGTATGAGACTGGCGTCGATCGTGGCGTTCTGTTCGTCATGAAGAAGGACGGCAGCGGCTACGATGCCGGTGTCGCTTGGAACGGTCTGACTGGTGTCACCGAATCACCTTCCGGCGCTGAAGCGTCCGCTCAGTACGCCGACAACATCAAGTACCTGACCTTGACTTCCGCTGAGGAATTCGGCGCCACCATCGAGGCCTTCGCTTATCCGCCGGAGTTCGCTCCGTGTGATGGTCAGGCCTCTCCTGCTCCGGGCGTTACCGTCGGTCAGCAGGCTCGTCGTAAGTTCGGTTTTTCGTACCGTACCAAGATCGGCAACGATACCGCTGGAATCAATTACGGTTACAAGCTGCACCTGATCTATGGAGCCACCGCAGCCCCGTCCGAGCGCGAATACGCGACCGTCAATGATTCTCCTGAGGCCCAGACCCTGAGTTGGGAGATCAGCACCGATCCGGTCGAATCCGGCGTCGATGGTGTGACCGCAACCGCTCAGGTCACCATTGATTCTACCAAGGTCGATGCGGCGAAGCTCAAGGAACTCGAGGATAAGCTGTACGGACGTGATAACAACAGCGCTCCGACTTTGCCTTCGATCTCTGAAGTGATTGACATGTTTAAGACCAGCGGTGTTGCAGTTTCGCATACCGAATAGTACGATCTCGACGAACCGAACGCGCTCACCATGTCCTGAGTCGTTCAAAATAGGAAGTAATTCTTCCTGACCACCTTTATGGTGGTCAGACTCTCTGGAAGATAGTAATATTAGCCATAAATGATGTTATACGTTTTCTTGACCACCATCTTTCAGAGGGCCTGACCATTGTAACGGAAAGGAGTTATTATGTCTCTCAATGGTATCGATATCTCGAATTGGCAGGCTGGTATCAATCTTGCCGCCGTTCCGGCTGATTTTGTCATTGCAAAGGCTACTCAGGGCACTGGATACGTTTCTCTTGACTGCGCTCGACAAGTTGAGCAGGCACGTCAGTCCGGAAAACGTTTCGGTGTCTATCATTACGTCTCCGGTGGCAACGCCATCGCCGAAGCCAATTACTTCGTCGATAATTGTGCCAATTGGGTCAGTAAAGGTCTGTTCTGCATCGATTGGGAATCCGATGAAAATTCCGCTTGGGGTAACGAGGGGTATCTTGAACAAGTCGTTGCTCAGGTGAGGGCTCGTACTGGCATTCCTCCGATTATCTACACAGGCGCATCCCGTTATACTCAGGTTGCCCCAGTTGCCAATCGTCAGAATTGTGGGCTGTGGATCGCGCAGTATGCGAACAATGTCCCTACCGGATATCAGGATACTCCGTGGAATGAAAATGCTTACGCTTGCGTCATTCGCCAGTATTCTTCTGTCGGTCGTCTTCCTGGTTATGACGGCGATCTGGATCTCGATAAGTTCTACGGTGATGGAGCCACATATGATAAGTATGTGACCGGTGACGGAAACACTTCGAATGTTCCTCCTTCGCAGCCTGCCGATCCGCTTGCCGGACGTTCCGATGACGATCTCGCCAATGCCGTGATTCACGGCGAATTCGGTGACGGCGATGCTCGCAAGCAGAAGCTCAGCGGTCGTTATGACGCCGTTCAGGCGTTGGTGAATCAGAAGCTCGCTGCTCCCGTATCCTCGGGTCGGACATATACGGTTCAGCCCAACGATACCCTGTCAACGATCGCTGCCAAACTTGGTGTGGATCAGTCTCAGATCGCCGGATTCCATTCTGGCAATCCCGATTTGATTTATCCGGGCGAGGTGCTGAATATTTCCGGAGGATCACCCCAGCCGATTGCCGAATACTACACGGTTCAGATGGATGATAATCTGTCGACTATTGCCGCTCAATACGGCACCAGTTGGCAGCACATTTGTGATCTGAATGGTTTGTCGAATCCTGATCTTATCTATCCGGGTCAGGTTCTTCGCGTCAAGTAAGGAATGATTATGCTCGAGCTCACTCTTCCCGAGGTTGAGGGTTATGACGAGAACACTGGAACATTTGTTGCGGCTGCTCCCGCCGTGACCTTAAGGCTTGAGCATAATCTCGTCGCGATCTCAAAATGGGAATCAAAATTTAAGAAGCCGTTCTTCTCCAAGGAATCCAAAACCGAAGAGGAGAGCAATTATTACATTTGGTGCATGGATCAGGATTCTGGACATGCCCTTTCTTTATATTTTCGCTTGATCGATGCCGATAGGCTGGCCATTCAGGAGTACATTGCCGATCCTCATACTGCAACCGTGATCAACGATCGACGTGAAACCAAGCAACATGCTAAATCATTCACATCTTCCGAGACCATCTACGCTGCGATGATTGCCCGAGGCATTGATTGGAGCGCTCAATACTGGCACATCAATCGTTTGTTGACATTGATACGTCTTATCGATGTGGAAAATTCGAAGGGCGATAAACGTAATCGTATGAGCGCCAAAGACAACAGAGCCGAACGTGCTCGTATCCTTGCGGAGAATCGTAAACGTTTTAACACGAGAGGTTAGTCATGACTGGTATCAGGGTTGAGGTCAACGGCGACTTCAGTGGCCTTGATCGTTTTATCACTAACATCAAAGAGCAACGATATCTCAAAGTATTGGATCGAATCGGACGTCGCGGCGTTGATGCTTTGTCCAACGCCACACCTGTTGATAGCGGCGCGACAGCCGCTGCCTGGGAGTATGAGGTCCATAGGTCGAAACATCGATCCGAAATTATTTTTACCAATTCCAATGTCAATAATGGCGTGAACATCGCCATTATTCTCCAGTATGGACACGGCACCGGAACTGGTGGATACGTCGCTGGACGCGATTACATCAACCCGGCGCTTGCAAAAACATTCGATCAATTTGCCGACGAGGCTTGGAGGGCGGTGACTAATGGCTAACATCGATGAACGTGTGGTCAAACTGTCTATGGACGATTCGTCTTTGCAGCAAGGCGTATCTCGTGTTGCCAAGGCTTTGGAGCAGCTCAAGAAAGCGTTCAAATTCAGCGACACCAAGTCGTTTGAAGAGCTCGATAAAGCTGCCAAGAAAATCGAGTTTAATAGCGTCTCCAAGTCTGCATTCAATATGCAGAAGGCTGTCAGTAAAGCCACGTCAAAAGCGGCTGACGACTTTGCCGAGATGGGTTCAAGCGCTCAGAAGAGCGTTCAACAGATTGGCGCCGCTTCCGATAACGTCAATTTGACCGGTGTCGCATCCGCTGCGAACAAGATGTCCGATCAGGTGCAGCAGTCTGCCGCCGAAGCAAACTCTGCGATCGGAAAGATTGGCTCCAATACTGTTGGCATTCAACAAACTGTCGACACGATTGACGGTATCAATGATGCGGCCAATCGTGTCGATTTGGGTCCAATTCAGAAGGGTGTTGAAAACGTCAAAATGGGAATCTCTTCTATGAGGGATTCCTTGATGGACAGTGTGAATACTTTCAAGGCCACACCTATCAGCGAGCAGCTTGATGCAGTTCAACCGCATTTCAAGACTCTTGAGGCCATCGGCGTTGTTGCCATGGGTAATCTTGCGGCCAAAGCGGCTACGTATGGTATGCAACTTGCCAGTAATCTGACTAATGGCATTCGTAGCGGTTTCGAAGAGTATGAGACTCAGCTGAACTCGGTTCAGACCATTCTTGCCAACACCCAGAGCGAGGGAACCAACCTCGCTCAGGTCAATACTGCTCTGAATCAGCTCAATACCTACGCCGATAAGACTATTTATAATTTCACCGAAATGACAAGGAACATCGGTACGTTTACAGCTGCCGGTGTCGATCTGCAAACGTCGGTGAATTCGATCAAGGGTATTGCTAATCTCGCAGCTATTTCTGGTTCGAGTTCTCAGCAAGCTTCGACAGCCATGTATCAGCTGTCCCAGGCATTGGCTACCGGTACGGTCAAGCTTATGGACTGGAACTCGGTCGTCAACGCTGGCATGGGCGGCCAGGTCTTTCAGGATCTGTTGGTTCAGACTTCTGAGAAACTTCAAACTGGCGCTAAACAGTTCATCAAAGCAAAGGGTTCCTTCCGTGACTCGCTTGAGGAAGGTTGGCTGACTTCAGATGTTCTGACCCAGTCGCTGAACGTCCTAGCCATGGATATCACTGATGTCGAGAAGGCCGTTCAGTCGCTCGTCTCCAAGGGCTACACCGATGAAGAAGCTCGTCAGCTTGTCCAGCTCGCCCAGACCGCTCAGGATGCGGCGACCAAGGTCAAGACATTCTCGCAGCTTATTGATACCGCCAAGGAAGCAGTCGGATCTGGTTGGTCACAGTCCATGCAGATTCTGTTTGGCGACTTCGAAGAAGCCAAAGATTTGTGGACTGGTGTTTCCGATGAGATCAATAACATCATCAACGCCCAATCGCAGGCTCGAAACCAGCTACTGTCTTCCGGATTCTCGTCCGGATACAAGCAGCTGGTGAATCAAGGAATCGTCGATACCCAGCGATTTAATGATATATTAAAGGAAACCGGAGACGCAGCCGGTGTCGGAGCAAGCGAAGCCATTCAGGAATACGGCTCATTTGAGAAGTCGCTGCGAAAAGGATGGGTTAACGCTAATATTCTGAAAGATAGCGTTAACCAATTGACTCAAGAGGTCAATGGCTATGACGATGCAAAGAAACAGAATCTCGGCATAACCAATGAGCAAATTAACCAACTGAATGCGCTTAATGCAGGCCTTCAAAATGGTAGTATTTCCGCTGATGATTTCGCCAAGAAGATGCAGCGGATGTCCGGTCGAGAGAACGTCATTCAGGGCCTAGCTAATGTTTGGAATTCTCTGAAGACGATCATTCAGGCGGTGGGCAAGGCTTGGGACGAAGTCATGCCTAGCATGAGTGGTGACACCATTTATGCGCTTACTGAAGCATTCCGTAAATTCACGGAAGGTCTGAAGCCGTCTCCGCAATTGCTCAATGTCATCACTAATACCACCAAAGGCGTTGCTACGGTGTTCAAAGCGTTTCTTGGCGTTGTTGGCTTAGCAGCCAAAGCCCTCGGAATACTGCTGGACTTTCTTGGTAAAGTCGCTGGATCATTCATTAATATCGCTTCATCGGTTATTAATGGCACCAAAGCATTCGTCGAATATGTCAAGCAATCCGAGGTTGTTACCAATGCAGTCAAGCTATGGGAAGCTGCATTCTCATCGTTTGGAACGGTTCTCAAGACCATTGGCGATTCTATCAGCGGCGTATTCGATGGCCTGTTTGATGGCGCGAAGAAAGGCACTTCCGGATTTCCGGATATTCTCGGGATCATCAGCAAGACGTTGGCTGGTTGCGCTCAAGAAGTCAATAATTACGGTACTGAATTCCAGACGGCCTTCCAAGCGAAGTTCGGCTCTGTTCCGGAAATCGCTCAGAAAGTTTCGGATAAGATTTCTTCTGCGATTCAATCACTTCGTCCAGCGTTCGATTGGATAGCTGATAGTGTTCGGAAAATCGGAGAAGCTATTCAGCGATTCTTCGGCAATCTTAACGGCAAGATCACTTTTGATCAGATTCTGTCGTTGATCAATGGTGGATTGTTGACCGGTGTACTTGTCGGTCTTAGAAAGTTCATCAAAGGCTTGAATGAAGTCGGTGACGAACTCGAAGCTTCCACATTCAAGGGCGCTTTGAAGAACACCCTTAACGATATCGGCAACTCATTCAAAGATTTCGCCAAGTCGTTTAAGATTGTTTCGATCGCCGCTATTGCCGCATCGATCAAGTGGCTTGCTGACGCCTTAACACAATTGTCGACCATCAGGACCGAAAAGATCATGCCGGCTCTTGGCGCCATGACAGGTATTATCGCCGTCATGACCGGCATGATGACTGGACTAAGTGCTCTGGCATCCATAACCAACAAAGCCGGGAAACTGGTCTTTGATTTCGATGCGTTGAATAAGGTCGCTTTGGCCATGGTGGCGCTCGGCGCTTCTATGAAGCTTATGGCCGAAGCTGCCTATATGCTCAAGGATATGGATCCAGCGCAAATCGCGGTGATATTTGGGTCGATGGCCACTGCGATCGTCGCTCTTGGCGGATCAATCGCTTTGATGGGAACGGTAAAGCCTGAACGACTGAATGCCGTCGGCACCAATATGATTAAGTTGGGCGTTGGATTCGTATTGATGGCTTCCTCCTTGGTCGTGCTCGCCGAAGCCATTCTCATGATCGCGAGCGTCAAACCCGATGACCTTGCGCGTTCGATGAATGCCGTCGCACTGAGTATCGTTCTTCTGACCACAGCCATGGGCGGTCTGGGAGCCGGTGCCAAATTCGGTGCCGATTATTCCGGTGTCGGCAAGAATATTCTCTTGATGGCCACTGCCTTGATCCCCCTCGCTCTAGCAATAAAGATCCTTGGCACTATGGATCTTGACGACCTTACCAAGGGTATCAGCGCCGTCGCCATTGGACTGGGCGTCCTCGCCGGTGCAATGGCTGGTCTTGGCTATATTCAAGGCATGGGCGGAAGTTACGGGAAGTCCGCAGCAGCCATCATGGCATTCGCGACCGCCATGGTTCTTCTTGCGGTCCCGATCAAGGTGCTCGGCGGCATGGATCTTGATGACCTCGCCAAAGGCGTCAGCGCTTTAGTCATCACTCTAGGCGCCTTCGCCGGAGTAATGGCGCTATTTAGCAAATTCAACGGCCAATTCGCCGGAATGCTGATGGCTTCGGCCGCTATATTGTCATTTGCCACGGCGGCTGTAGCGTTGACCATTCCGATCAAGGTCCTTGGTGGCATGGATCTGAATAGCCTGGCCAAGGGTCTAAGCGGTTTCGGCCTGGCTTTGGTCGGCATGGTCGCGGCCATGAATCTTATGCCTCAGAACATGTCAGGCCAGGCTGCCGGTATGATAGCATTCGCCGCTGGAATCACGGTCCTTGCCGTCGCTATCCGTCTTATGGGATCGATGGATATCAAGCAGCTTGTTACCGGGTTGGCTGGATTCTATGGAGCTCTTATAGGACTCGGATTCGCAGGCACGGTTCTCGGTCCGATGGCCGTAGAGCTCATGGCCGTCGCCAAAGCCATGGGTGTGTTCGGCCTCGCCTGCCTCGCCATCGGCGCTGGCATGGCACTTGCCGGAGTTGGCCTCACCGCTCTCGCAGCCACTGGGTCCGCTGCCGGTGGCATTCTGATGACGGCACTCGACGCTCTGATCCAGTTCATCCCGGCATTGGCGAAGTCGTTGGCGACCGCGTTGATCGGCGTTCTTCAGGTGATCGTGGCTGCCTTGCCTCAGATTCTCGAAGCGTTGTCGTCGATTCTCAGGGATCTTATGGCGTGGCTTATCCAGCAAGTTCCGGCAGTCGCCGAAACCGTCGTCTCGATGATCGATAAGATATTGCAGGTGGTTGCCACACACGCTGATACCATCACCGATAGTCTTGTGACTATTCTGGTTGCGGCACTTAACGCTGTGGCCGGTCATGCTCCGGAGATTACAGCAGCTCTTGGCAATATCATGACTGCCATATTCACTGGCATCGCCGATTCGATACGTAATCTCGATCCATCGGTGCTTACCTCGCTACTTCTTTCCGTTGGAGTCATGGCCTTGGTGTTCGAGGCTTTGGCAAAGATGAAGAAAGACGTCATTGGAGCACTGATGGTTGGCGGCACCATGATCGGGCTCATGACAGCCCTTACCGGCGTCTTTGCACTCATGAATCTGCTGAATCCAGTCAACACCGTGGCATCGGCGGTATCACTATCGACGGCCTTGATCGCCATGACCGGCGCGTTCAAGATCATGGAGACCGCGAAGAAGAATGTCCTCGGTGCTCTGGCCGTTGGTTCGGCAATGGCTGCAATCCTTACCGAGTTGGCATTGGTCTTCGGACTGATGTCCGCCATGAACATCGACAATGTTGGCGCCATTGCAGCGTCGTTGTCCGGAACCATTCTGGCCATATCCGCAACCGCAGCGATCATGAGCCTGATTAACATCGGTGCCGCTATGAGTGGCGTCGCCGCTTTGGCGACATTTATTGCCGGTCTCGCTGCGATCGTCGTTGCCGCTGGTGCTATCAAGCAGATACCCGGCGTCGACTGGTTAGTGTCTGAAGGCGCCGCATTCATGGCGAAGATCGGAGCCGCACTTGGCGGATTTATCGGATCCATTGCCGGAGCTATTACCGGCGCCATCATGGGGGCTATCGGAAGTTCACTGCCGTCGCTGGCTACCGGTTTGTCCGACTTCATGAACAATCTGAAGCCATTTATTGCCGGTGCCAAAGAGATCGATGGCTCTGTCGCAACGGCCGTTGATACTTTGGCTAATGTGGTGCTCAAACTTACGGCTTCGAATCTTCTCGATGCTATCACCAGTTTCATAACCGGTGGCAATGGTATTGAGAATTTCGGAACCAAGCTGGTACCGCTTGGCCAAGCATTGAACGACTACTCCGCAGTAGTTGCTGGTTTGGATTCAGTATCCATCATGTCGTCTGCCATGGCTGCTCAAGCGCTAACACAGGTGCTGAATGCACTTCCTGCCGACGATGGGCTTTGGCAGAAACTTGCCGGTAGTAAGGACTGGAGTACGCTATCTAATGGCCTCGTCCAGATGGGCATGGCTTTGATGATGTACAGCATTACCGTGACTGGACTTCAGACCGGACCGATAAGCGCTTCTATCGAAGCACTCAACGGATTGAACGGTGTGCTGAACGCTGTTCCTTCTGATGACGGTTGGTGGCAGAAAGTTGCCGGTGGTAAGGATTGGAGTACGCTGTCCACCGGACTCGTTGGAATGGGCGAAGCGCTTGTCGGATATGGCAAAGCCGTATCTGGTGATGGAGTCAATATCGACGCCATTCAGAAGACGGTTCCAGCCATTAAGCAGTTGAACGAAGTTCTTCAGAACATTCCTTCTGATGACGGTTGGTGGCAGAAGATCGCCGGTGGCAAGAGCTGGGACACGCTCACTGAAGGCCTGAAGGGTCTCGGCGAAGCGCTTGCCGGATATGGCAAAGCCGTATCTGGTGATGGAGTCGATATCGACGCCATTCGGAAGACGGTTCCAGCAGTCGAGTCGTTGAACGAGATTCTGAAGAGCGACTTTAGTCAGGTCGGCGATTTCGGACCCATAAATAACGCCGCAACGCAGCTTGGCAACGGTTTGGCTGGATACTATAACGCCGTTTCCGAGGTTTCGCCTGATGCCATCATACCGACATTCGCTCCGTTGCGTTCGTTGATCGATGTCGTCAACGGTCTTGGCGGCATGAAGATGGAAGGCACATCAGTCGGATTCATCACGGCCGCAACTCAGCTCGGTATCGGATTGTCGAACTACACATCCCACGTAGCTGAATTGGACTTCTCGAATATTTCGGCCAGCGTCACTGCCATTGGTTCGTTGTCCAAGGTCATGGGCGGAATGCCGGCCGAGTATGGAGGAGTCACAGCATTCCAGCAAGCCGTGTCCACACTCGCCGCGACATCGTTTATGTCTCTGGTCAGGGCCATTCAAAATGCCAATGGTTCCATTAGTACTGGTCTGTCCGATTTGAACACGGCGTTGAGCACTGGCACAACGACCTTGACTGGATCCGTGAATGCCCTGAATTCCGCTTTCAGTGGTATCAATCTAAGTGACAATCTCTCCACTCAGATGAGCACCGCTGCGAATGCCACGAATACCGGAGTAAACCAGATCTGTTCGGCATTGAACGCCCTCGCCACTTGGTTGAGCGGTTTCGCTTCGATCTGGCAGGCATCGTTCACGCCGATAATCGGAGCCACTCGTACCGGCCTTAACCTGGTTGCTCAGGCGATTTCCTCGTACAACGGTCGTTTCTCGCAAGAGGGACGTGATCTTGCGAACAGTCTGGGCAGCGGCATGCGTTCGGGCATCGGCGACCTTTCGGGTATCTTCAATAACGCGCTGAGCGCCGCCGTCGATGGCGCTCGTGCATATCGAGGAAGCTTCGAGCGTGCCGGTTCCTACCTTGCGGCTGGTTTGGCCGTGGGCATATCACGCAATTCCGATGCTGTAAGCCGGGCCGCAGCAGATGCCGTGTCGAATGCCGTTGAGGCAGCCAGGGAAGCAGGCGAGATCAACTCGCCGTCACGTGTCATGGCCAAGGTCGGTATGTGGTTCGACAAGGGCCTGGAGAACGGTATCGCCGATAATGTCGGTGGCGTCGTTCAAGCCGCGAAGACCATGATGACGAGAAGTATCGATGTCGTCGATTCTTCGCTGAGCAATATCGGCAAGATCGATATTCCGGATTTCGACGTCAATCCGACCATTACTCCGGTGATGGATCTATCTGTCGTCGAGGGTCAAGCCGCGTATCTGAATTCCATGCTGTCCGACACAGTCGGTATCGGATATTCGTCCAAGATGATTGGCAAGATCACTGCGATTCCTCGTCAGAGGGATGTCGGTCGTGCTGCCGAAAGTGTTGAGAAGACCCCTCAGCAAATCATAAACAACTACGACTTCACGCAGAACAACACTTCTCCGAAGGCGCTCAGTCGTTATGATATCTATAAGCAGACCCGTACGCAGTTCCGTCAATTCGAGCAAATGAATCGAAATGGAGGTCGATGATGTTTCAGTCTATGACTGTTACGAATGCTCGTGGTGACACGCTCGATCTCCCCATCCGAAACCCAATGGCGACTGGCTATAACGTCGTCGCCATTGACGGTCTCGGACCGGTCGATGCCGTGCTTCAAACCAGCAATACCGTCACCACCGATGGTGTGATCTTCAATGGTGCCCGTAAGGATGAGCGTGAGATTACCATAAACCTCGCGTATTATCCGGAATCGGGTAAGAACATTGAGGATCTTCGGCATGGAATATACAAGTACTTCCCCGAAAAAGAGGAAGTCATCTTGGTGTTCCATGCCGACACCCGTTCGGTTCGCACGACCGGCATCGTCAAATCAAACGAGATTTCGATATTTTCCGAAAAAGAGTCGTCGTCGATCGTTGTCAAATGCCCCGATCCATGGTTCAGGATAGATAACGATCTGAATAGGATCACATCGTTCTCCAACATCGAACCGGTGTTCGAATTCCCGTTCAACTGGACGAATAATCCGGTGAGTGAACCGAATGCGTTGTGGTTTGGTGCCATTCAGAATATGCATTCGAAAAATATCATGTATGATGGCGAATCAGAAGTCGGCGTGATCATCCGTATGTCGTTTGATGGCCCGGTGAATAATATTCGCATCTACAATGAGGATGCCGGTCAGGAGATTGACGTCTTTACGGATAAGGTCGGACAGATCATCTCTGACGGTATCCGAAAAGGCGATGAACTGGTTATTTGCACGGTGCCGAAGCAGAAGTACGTTGAGATCATTCGAGACGGTATCTCGACTAACATTCTCAACGCCATCAATCGAGACGTGCGATTCATCACGTTGCATAAAGGTGCGAATACCATCGTGTATTCCGCCGATTCCGGTGTGGATAACATCCTCATGTCGATCGAGAACGAAACGTTGTATACAGGAGTGTGACGTTATATGACTGAACAGTTGACCAAACGTTCCATGCAGCTGTTCGTGCTCGATAAGAGTTTCGAAGTCGTCAGCCTATGTGATACGTTCAGTTCGCTTATCTGGACCGAACGATATTCCGGGTATGGCGACTTCGAACTCTACCTTCCAGCTTCCATGGCCAACATCAATATGTTCCCTCGAGGCTTTTACCTATGGCTGATAGAACCGTTCGTATACGATAAGAACGGCAAGAAGATCGAGACTCGCAATGACGTCATGATCATTGAGAAGACCAAACTGAGTACGGACATCGAAGAAGGTGACCAATTAATCATCTCCGGACGTTCGCTTGAATCGCTGCTGCTTCGAAGGGTAATTCCGAAGAAAGTCAAGTATGAATCGATCGATCCTCGAGAGATCATCAAGACGATACTGAACGAAAACATCATCAAACCTTCGGAACCCGCACGCAAGATTCCGAACTTCAAAATGGAAATCAATTCTTCACAACCACTGGATCCGAAGCGCAGGCAAACCTTCGAATTCGATGGCAATTACGTCTATGACGCCATTAAGACGATATGTGATAGTTATAACTTGGGGTTCTCTCTCGATCTGAAGTCAGATGATCATTGGCAAACGTCCTATCTGTCGTTTTCGGTTTTCGATGGTACCGATCGTTCGTATGAACAGATCAAGAATCCCTATATGGTCTTTTCGCCGAGATTCGACAATCTCATATCCTCGGATACCATCGAAGACGATACCGAATTCTATAATTCGGCATACGTCGCCTCGACCGAGGAGACCAAGGACAACGTGACCCGTCGTCTGATCAAATACGTGCCGAACAACTCCGGTCGTTCTGGCTGGGACATCCGGGAAACGTTCTATACGGATTCCGACGCCAAATTGAACGATGCCGATAACCATCCTCGTCCCGACCACGATATATATCCTGAACTGGAAAAGTACGGCCGAGACGAATTGAAAGTGCAGAAGTCGAACAATTCGTTCAATGCCGAAATCGCTTTGCTTGGCTCGGTTCGGTATCATCGCGACTACGAGATCGGCGACATCATTCAGTTCGACAACACCTACGGCGTCAACAAAAAAGCGCGCATCACCGAATACGTTCGTAATGAGGACGACAATGGCTACCGTGAGTATCCGACGTTCGAGCCGTTCTCCACCGAAGGCATCGATGCGCTTGAGGATTCGTACGGCAATTACGTGCTGGATAATTACGGCAATGCCATCAATGAGGGATTCATCTGATCGAAAGGAGATCGTAATGACATATACTTCAGGATTCTTCAATTCTGTCAATCACGACCGAACGTATGACGCCGATACTTTCGGTTCCATGTTCGATGGGGTCATCAATGATGGCGTCTTCCGCACATGGGGCAAGGGCATGGTCGTGACCGCCGTCGGCGGCATGACGGTGGCGGTCGGCACCGGTCGAGCATGGTTCAATCATACGTGGACCGTGGTCACCACCGACGAACGTATGACGTTGGCCGCATCATCACTGTCCATGCCTCGCATCGATACGGTGGTGCTCCGCGTCGATAAGTCGACGTCGGTTCGACAAAATCGAATCTACATCAAACAAGGACAGGCGTCCGGTTCGCCGTTACGACCACAGCTCGAAAACACGTCAACGGTCCGTGAGTATGTTCTCGCCGACATTCGCGTCAATAACGGCGCCATCGCAATCTCTCAATCGAACATCACGAATCAGATCGGACGCGACACCCCATTCGCTGAACTGGTGAATAACACGTTCGATTCGGCGAACCTGATCAAGCAATGGGAATCGCAATTCCAGGATTTCATTCGCAACTCAACGCTGGATCCGAAAGTGTTGAGTCCAATTTCGAACGCTACGATTGATCAAATGTTCATCGTTTAGTTAAGGAGCTAAAATGACAAGAATTCTCGATGCACACGGGAACGAACTCAAGCTGGAAGATATTGATCTGAATGCCGGCAAGCTCGTTGACGAGACCATTACCGTCCATCATGACGCTGTTGAAGGTGTCGAGGAAGTATCTCATGTCGAGGTGCTCAAAGAATATTATGAGACTGGTCCCGATGGCACTCCGGTTCTCGATGAGGACGGTCATAAGGTCGTCTTCGGCAAAGATGTAAAGACCATCGTTGATGTCCCAGGTGTTGAGGCCAAGGAAGCCTACGACGAACAGGAAGAGATCCAGCGATACATCCTGTATACCGCTGAAGAACTCGATAAGATCGCCAAGGAGAAGGCAGATGCCCAGGCCAGTATGACTATTACGGCCGTTAAAATGCCGATAATTCGTCTCATTATACAGAAAATCCTTCCGTCTCTATCCACGGACGAACTGATGCAGATCGCAGCGATTCTCCCGAACTGGGATGCGTCGAAGACGTACATCGCAGACGACATCGTCCGTTATCGGCAGAGCCTGTATCGGGCCATTGGCGAGGTCCCGGCCAACACGGTTCCCGATGCGAATACCGACAAGTGGATGAATCTGACAAAGCCCGTCGATGGGGTCGCACGATGGATTCAGCCGACCGATGCGAACAACGCCTATGCCGAAGGCGCCGTGGTCCGTCATAATGGCAAGCGATGGGTTTCAACGGTCTCCGGCAATGTCTGGGAGCCCGGTACTTCCGGAGTGACCCAGTGGGTCGAATCCTGATAGGAGGCTGTCATGGCGCGAATCAACAGTTATGCCAAGATCACCGGAGTACCGGCTGATTCCGACTGTTTCATCATCGACTCAACGCAGGGAACCGCAGGCACCCGAATCGTGTTGTGGTCCGTGTTGAAGAGTGTTCTCACCGGCATATTCGCTCCTAAAGCCCATAAACATCCGGGCAGTGATATCACGTCAGCTGTCGCCAACGCCAATGCCGCCACCAACGATTCCACAGGTCAGAACATCGCCTCGACGTATGTGAAGGAGATCGCCGCGAACGGCAGGACCATCACGGTGAAACGCGGCAACGACACGACCTTCACGTTCCAGACGCAGGATACGAACACAACATATCCGCTTGCCGATAGCCAACATGACGGTCTGTTATCCAAAGGCAAATATGACGATCTGGACTGGGTTCGCAAACACTATTTCGAACATGTTAATGTAGAGATGCATGGCAGCGTTCCGGCATTGCATTTCACCAATAACGCCGCTGGAACTGTAGCCAGCGAATACGTCGATGCGGCTAACGCGAGTCATTCCGGTATTATGGCTGCTAGTGATTGGTCTCTTCTGCATTCGCTGAAGACCATTGATCGGCTGGATAACATTCCTGGTAATACCGATCTGAATGATTATAAAAGCTCTGGCTACTATAATATTAACTGGGGTGAAAGTACAACCATAAAGAACATGCCTGATATAGGCCCAACACTCGGTATGCTTCTGGTCAGGCAATTAAACGAGAGAGAATCAATACAGATCTATATTACACCGTTCCAGGCATCCAATAGAAACGGCCGTAAGACAGTGTTTGTCCGTCACTACGGTGCTGCTGGTGGTACGACGTGGGGACCATGGACCGACATCACCGCATATCCATCCGCCACGCAGTCGGCCGATGGTCTCATGTCGTCCGCCGACAAGAAGAAGCTCGACAGTCTGTCCAACGATTACGGTTCGCCCATCGGTGTTGCCACGTCCTCGAAGGATGGTCTGATGCCTAAAGCCGACAAGGCAAAGCTCGATGCGATCGGATCGATACCTAACAGCACGATTGACGATTTCTTTAGCATTTAGATGATATTTTAGGAGGTATGATATCATGGTAGCTTATCTTGACGAGGGGGGGGCTTGGCATCTAGTCAAGAACCTTCTTGACCGGATCCAGCCCGTTGGATCTCTCTATTTTAGCACTAATAGCACGTCCCCAGCGAGATTATTCGGTGGCACCTGGGAACGCTATGCGCAGGGACGAGTAATGGTCTCTGCATCGGACACCGATACAGATTTCACCGTCGGCGAAACCGGCGGAAGCAAGACGCATAGTCATTGGCTGCCGCTTGGTATGGAGGAGTTACCTAACGGTATATTATCTGTCACTTGGACGCACCATGCCCAAGGCGGCGTCGAACGTCGAAGCATTGCTCCCGGCCATCACGATCTCTACCAGCCGTTCTCAAGATCGCCTCGTTCGAACGGTACCGAGGAACGGTCGTATTCCGAGTCGAGTCTTCAGCCGTATGTTGCGGTGTATGTGTGGAGAAGGACTGCTTAAGCGGTGCGACGCCAAATATACACTGCAACGTATGGTTCCATTGATGATTCTCTCGCGGTGTTTCCTTCGTTCATTCGAAGATCCAGCTGTTTATTATCGCCATATGAGCCATAGACCGGATCTGCGAAACCATGACGGATCGTACTGATAGGCGAAATGCCTTGTCTCCGAATACGATTACCATCGGTTAGAGAATAATCAACGATACCCATTTGTGGCGATACTCGGCTGTCCGACAATACAGTCATTCCATAATTGGTGCCAAACACAATACCATACGTATGCCTATGCGTCTTCTCTCCGCCGGTTTTGCCGACTCCTTACGGAAAGGCAAGACCTATAATGGTTGCATATTTGGATCAGGCAGGTGTACAGCACCTCATTGCGAAGATTCGTAATACGTTTTGGCCGGTCGGCACAATTCTGGCGACGACCACCAACACTTCACCGGCGTCCTATATCGGAGGCTCCTGGGAGGCGTATGCTCCCGGAAGGACACTGGTGGGCGTGGATAAGAATCATCCGCTTAACAGTACTGGTGGATCGGCAACTCATACCATAACTCAACAAGAGCTTCCGCCACACGTTCATGATCTATTCGCTCGATCCGATGGCGATACGAATATGGACCGTGCGGACTTCATTATGAATCAATGGGCTTATCGTGGACAGTATCTTCAGAATGGACAATGGTATCCTCGATTGGCTCATACTCTTCAGAGAGCCTATGCTGGTTCGATCAAATACCCAAATAATCCTATGAGCATCGAATAGCCGTATGTCGCCAATAGTAAACTCCGATATATTATATAGAAAGGATCACGTCGATGCATTGGATCGAAATGATAGTTACAATCGTTGGATCGGTGTTTACATCTAGTGGATTATGGACGTTGATCCTGTATAAATCAAAACAAAAAGATACTGAAGTTCTTATGACCCGTGGCATGGTGCATTACCAAATCATAGATGAGGGGCAGAAGTTCATTGAACGCGGATGGATTACCCATGAGGAATACGACAACTTCATGAAGTATCTTGGCGATCCTTATCTGGAGTCCGGATCAAACGGTATGGCGAAGAAAATTATCAATGACGTATCGAACCTTCCGTTCAAATCGATTTCGTCGGTCCATAGTACTATGGATCATTAAGACGTCGCGTGACATGTATGTCCCTTAATTAAAGGAACCATTATGAACAATGACAAGGTCCCTAACGGTAACTATGAAGCACAGCTCAAGAACGGATACTTAAGGATCAAGGGTATAACACATCTTGGATGCTTATCGCTTACCACTGTCGTATATGACGGTGATATTCGCATACCATGCGTAGTCATCGAAAAAAAAGACGGACTGGTAAGATGCGTAAGTTTCAAGCTGAAATATATGCCTTGGTTTGCTAGTAGAAGTATCGCTAAGGGTTTGAAATACATCATGTCCCCAAAAAAAAGTCTATAAAATCAAAAGCCGTCGTAGAGGCAATCATTTCAGAATAAAGTATAAGAGCCCATGCGTGGTGCATAGGCTCTTATGCTTTCCTCACGCAAACCATAGAAGAAAGGATCATGTATTATGGCCGAACACGCCGATAAGAACACGTCGTTTATCACCGATTCAGGTTACGACAGCCTCGTCAAGACCGCACGTCGATATCTGCCAGCACTCAGCGTCTTGCTGATCACGATCGCCGGTGTCTGCACGCAGCTCGGTCACGTCCCTGGCATGGGCGCCGCGACAGCCGGTCTGGCCACGGTTTCCGGTGTCTGCATGGCACTGAGCTGGGGCATCAACGAGCTGCTCAAGCGAGCCAAGGATCAGTGGAACACTTCGACTGATTCAGACGACACCGCCGAGAGCGTTGCCGAATGACATTCGCTACTCCTCGGCAGTCAGCATATAAGAGCCTATGCCACGCGCATGGGCTCTTATATTTTGCCTCGACGCGAATCGTACATGACTTTTAATGACAAGAGAATCCATCATTAAGGAGCAATCATGAACGATACGTTTACTTATGTCAGCCAACAGTACAGCCAGCACACTTGCCTGAAGCTTGTTCAGTGGGTCAAGAACCACTGCGATCCGGCGAAAATGGAGAGCGGTATTTTTACGACCAAGACGAATAAGCTTCGGGTGGCTATGGTCAGTACTAACCCGGAAGACATGAGCGCATTCGCAGATTATCTGAAGACCATCACTCTCGTCTAAAAAGGTGAACCGCACACGCGGCTTGCTCTTTTTTTTTTCGCGTATGATACATGTCCTTTATTGAAGAAATTCAACAATATCAAAGGAGTAATCATGCTTATCATCGACAAGATTTTGAACCGAACCGAATCTTTCACTGCCGATGGATATTGCAAGGACCAAGATCAAGCGAATACGATTCTTAACGTGGTCGGCTCTTTACCATACGTAAAGAGCTATGACCATGCCATAGTAACGTATCCATTTTACGATCATCCAACCTTGCGCATAACCATCACTACGTGGGGACACGGACGTCGAGATCAAATTGCCAAAAAGATCGCTGAAACGATGTATATTGATGAATGATCATCAAGCCTGAGTCGCACATGCGGCTTTGGCTTTATATTTGCAGTCGCGAATGAAACATACCCTTTAATGAGAACCATACCATCATTAAAGGAGAAAACCATGTTCGCTGGAATTTCCGCCATCGCCATCGCAATCGCCGCTCTCGCTGGAGAGTACTATGTGATCGCTTTGACGCAAGAACACTGAACACCATTTCCTCTAATCAGGAATGATCAATAGAAGCAGAGCCATCTGCTTTGCTTCTTGTCCGATGATGCGTATGGTTTATATTTTGTTTGGGCAAGGAGCTTGATGATATATTCGCGAATTAATCATAGTCCTTAATGAGAAGCTATATATCAACCAAAGGAGTCATTATGGACCTCATCAAGACTATTTTCAAGACCGTCGTCTGGGGCGCAATCGCCATCATCGCTATATTCGTTATTGCGATTGTCCTCATTGTCTGCGGATTGTTCTAGCTTGATCAATCCTAATAATGGCAAGCCGTTAACCACACGGCTTCTCATTTATCCGATATGTTGAGTATAGTTTCAACGCCACGTACCACCACTGAGACCGGACATGGCGTTTATATTTTTTTTCGCGCATGAATCATCGCTTTTAATGACAACATAACCGAAAGGAGCAAACATGTCCAATCAATCAAAGAGCATTAATCAGAAGTTCGATGAACAGATCGATGCGTATTTGGATCGTCTCAAAGAGGAGATGAATCCGGAGAACGAATCCGATTCGAACGACGATTTGACAAGGACTTCCGAAGTCACAAGAGACACTCTTGATGGCGACGGCAACGTCACGAGTTCGGTTGTGGAGCGTCACGATGAAATAACGAACCACAATCTGGAATCGCTGAAGTCGCTGGTCGCCGTCAAGAACGACTATAATGACCATCGGAAGAGCCTGATCGAAACCTTCGTGAAAGCCGGAATCTCGCTCGCTGGAATCGTCATCCTGCTAGGATTCGAAGCAAATCACACCATCAGTTCGAGAAGTCTCGGGTTTCTGCCCAAACCGAAGATCTGACATGTGATCTATAGGATTACGTCAAAAGCCAGAGTCGCACATGCGGCTTTGGCTTTATATTTTGGATCGCGAATGAAACATACCCCCTTAATGAGAACCATTAACCACTAATAAAGGAGTTATCATGAAGTTCAGCACCTTCTTCGGAAAGTACACTATCAGTAGCCTCATCTACTTTGCTATTTCGATGCTGGTAGGAATCGCCGGTTTCGGCGTTCTCTACTACCTCGGAAAGAAAGCTCAAGAGAAGGATGACGAGGAGAATCCAATCACTGCTGATGACATGAATCTAAATAATGACTAATGACATCTAAGACTAAGGCCGCATTTCACACATGCGGCTTTGGTTTTTTGATATCAGGTGTCCATATTGTCGATCGCGATTCATCCATGGCCTTTAATGACCGAATAACCGACAAAAAGGAGAAATATGGATATCAAGACAACATCCAAGAATCTGTTCTGTACTGCAAAGGACCGCGTCAAGGAACTTTGGGACAAAGAACAGGAAGAGGACAATGTTGATCTCGTGATCCGTCGTCTCAACGAAGGATATTATGATCAACTGCCGAATGGCCAAGAACGCAAACACCATGCTGTGTGTATTGTCATGGACAAGCTCGGAACCGCAAGTCTACAGCTTGACGTCGTACGACGTTATCTGAAAGCATTGTCGGACCAAGCCTACCACGACTGACACATTGCTGGCGAATGACACTTGGCCATTCGCTTTTTTATTTTTTAGGAGTAAACCATGGCAAGAAGACCAGTCGGACGACTTAAATTCACTCGCAAATCTCATAACAAGATATCGCCTCATATTTCAGGACCAAAAATCGCTCTGAATATGTTCTACGCTTGGATGCTTGGACGTGATATTCCTTGCAGACTATATGAGCGTCGCATTGATATTCCGATTGAAACCTGGGAAGAGTACGATGTTCAGATTATGGACGGACTTGACGAGATCAACGATATATTCCATGCCAATTTCCAGGTAAGGAAGTGGTAACATGACCGGTGCTTATACCAATCATATTGTCCTGCTTGGCAAGCAGGGTTCCGGTAAGACGTCCATTGCCGAAGAACTTGCTCGTCGAGGGTTTCGGCGCGTCGTATCGGTGACTACACGTCCTCCTCGCGATAACGAAGAGAATGGTGTCGATTACTGGTTCGTGGACGATGCCGAATTCGATGCTGCTTTGCCGGATTTGGTAGCTGTTCGAGAATACCGGACCATATTCGGTACGTGGCGTTACGGCGTGAATCTTCAGGATATTAATGCCGATGACGACACTGTGACCATTCTCGATCCGACTGGATATTTAACCATTAAAGACCGCATCACCGATCGATTCGGAGTCTATCTGTATATCGATGACAATATTCGATATCAGCGACTACTTCTTCGAGGCGACGATCCGGAGGAAATCAGTCGTAGGGAACGCGACGATGCCGCCCAGTTTGCCGTACTCGAAGAACGTCTCACCGATGTCGTGGACATGATGTCCAACGGCAAACGATGGGTCAATTTCGAGGAATTCTCGAAAGGTGGATACGATACCAGTCGAACCGTGACCGAAGAAACCGATCGGATTCTACGATATATGAACGCGTTCAATCGCGGAGAGATCAATTATGAACGAGCGCCACAACCGGTGTTCGATCATGATCCGGAATTCTGATTATAGCTAAGGAGAAAACATGTTAATTGCACTGAAACATCTACCACCGAATTTCCGCGAGCAGTTGCACAATGAGGAGGTGGCATCGGAACTCTTTCCCAAGATCATGGATAGGTCGTATCAAGCACCGCATAACGCCATCAGCGGCTGGTGTCAGTATGTTCGACCGAATGGCGTATCATTCTGGGTGTACGCGGATGACAACGGCGCTGTCTGCATCGAAACCGAGGCGGTGAGAAATGCCACAAACATGACGACGGTCGACGTGGATTTCGATATCAATACTTCGAAGAATGAGCTTACTCGTTTTATCGAGCAGATAGCGCCATGGATACTCGACTGCGATTTTAGCCAAGCCATTATACGATCATCGCAAGGCATATTGCTGTTCTTTTCTGAAAACGGCATGACTCGATGGATATTTCGTGTGTGGGGGCCAAAACGATGGTTATTGTGCAACCCCGAATATGATTATGATCGTATATAATCGCGAATGAAACATACCCCCTTAATGAGAACCATTAACCACTAATAAAGGAGTTATCATGAAGTTCAGCACCTTCTTCGGAAAGTACACTATCTGCACCCTTATCTACAGCTTAATTTCGATGCTGTTGGGAATCGCCGGTTTCGGCGTTCTCTACTACCTCGGAAAGAAAGCTGAGAAAGAGTCTCTGGAGGAGGATCCGATGATTGCCGAATATATGAAACAAAACAGTACCAAATGATCTCAAGGCTAAGGCCGCATTTCACACATGCGGCTTTGGCTTTAACTTTTAAGGAGCAAACATGAGAAATAAAATCGAATTGTATCGTGAAGTACGACTCTGGATTACCAAGGTCATTATCCCATTGGCTGGAATGGCGACATTATATTTCAGTAATCCCGACAATCGTGCCGATTTCAAAAATCGTTTTCTGAAGCCAAGAATTGAAAAGAAACTTGGAGGTCTGCTATGAGTTATGATAACCCTAAGGAATACGGCGTATATTTGAACAACGGCGAGCAGGAAGTCCATTTTCCCATCGGATTGGCTTTCGATAGTGAGCAGATTCCGGAAGGGAAACAGGCTCCGCTCAAGACACTCGAAGAAGCGGCCGAATTGACGGAAGCGATCAAAGACCAGCTGAAAGGACAGAATGACCCCGAAGCCGATTACGAATCGCTTCGCCAGCATTCCCTCGAAGAATTCTGCGACGTATACCAGACGCTGGTAAATATCGCATTCGCTTTCGGATTTTCCCAGACCGAGATCGAGAACACTTATATGAAGGTTGTCCATCGTAACGATGAACGAGGACGTTATCCTTCCGATGAATTGGAGGAAAGTTGGCTTGGCTGAAACAGTACTCCCAGCTAGGTTACGTTATGGTGGTTAAGGCATATGCCAAAACCATTGCCGCGATCTATAATTCAGGTCACGTTAAAGACGTGACGATAATGAATCGCGAATCCGATGGAGTATATACCATACGAGTCGAAACCAGTGTGCTTACGACCCCATTCGTCTTGCGGAAAAGGATCGCCAAACAACTGGCGGAGGTCTAGACGCTGTAAACGCGAACCATACATCCCCCTTAATGAGAACCATACACAACCTAATGAAAGGAAAAATCATGGAAGATCAGAACAAGGAAGTCACCGAAGTTGTCGAGACCGAGGAGAAGAAGCCCAACAAGATCGTCCAGTTCGTCAAAGATCATAAGGACCGTATCAGGGATATCACCATTGGAGCCGCTGCCGCCGCAGGACTCGCATTGCTGATTCACCTGGGAAAGTCCGAAGATGATCTTGACCCGGACTGCGACGACGTCGATTGGGATCATCCCGTGTCCGATGAATCGAATTCCAACGCTGAATCCACAGATTCCTCGCAAGAGTGAATTGTTCTACAAGCCAGAGTCGCACATGCGGCTTTGGCTTTTTGTTCGTTTATAAGAAAGGTTATTATGGTGAGTAATATCATCACAAACGGACGAAAATTTCTTGGGCGTAACTCCCATACGATTCTCACAGGCACGGCAGTGGTTGGTGTGATCGGAACCGCCATCATGGCGTCACGAGATACCATTCAGGCGAATGATCGTCTGCTGGAATATCGCATGGAGCTTGATGGCAAGCCATACGACAAGAAGGAGCTCGTCAAACGAATCGCTCCATGTTATATTCCGACCGCGTTGACGGTCGGTGCGACGATCACCGCGATTGTAGGCGCCCATCAGACCGCCACGCATAAGATCATTGCATATTCCTCGGCATATACCATGGCCCAGGAAGCCGCGACCATCTATCGTGATAAGGTGCACGAGATCGTTGGCGAAAAGAAAGCCAAGGAAATCGAAGCTGCCGTAGCCAAGGACCAAATCGCAAAATCCAAAGACGACGTTTCAGCCGTGGTCATTGGCGACGGCAATGTACTGTGCATGGATGGATTCAGTGGACGGTTATTCCCGTCAACACTGGAGAAGATCCGCAAGGCCCAGAACGATGTCAATTACAAGATGAATGCTGAAATGTATGCATCGTTGAATGACTTCTATGAGGCCTTGGATCTGCCCTATATCGGTTGTGGCGATGATCTCGGTTGGATGTCGGAACATCCAATCGAACTGAGTTTCAGCACCACACTGACACCTGATGGAAAACCGGCACTTGTGGTGAATTTCCACGAATCGCCGATGGCCAACTATCGCAATCTCATTTAAGTATCAACAAGGAGCAAATCATGTCTTATATTTCCCTACTCGCCCAAGCCGGTAAAGCAGCGGCTCCATATCTGAAGCCTCTCGGCATCCGATTGGGCAAATCCATCTGTACGGGCGTGCTTACTCAGCTTGCGGGTAAGTATGCATTCCGTATAACTGGGGACCATATTCTTGCGCAACGTGATCGCGATATTCGTGAAGCGGTGAAACAGGATATGGAACTCAAACAACTCATGGCCGAACAAAAGATCGCCATGGCAAACCAAAAACAGGAGGAAAACTAACATGATCAAGGAAACCATTTCTTACGAGGACATCGACGGCAACAGCAAGACCATGGATGCATATTTCCATCTCACCATGCGTGAAATGCGTCAACTGCTGAAAGAGGGCATCCAGGAAAAGCTTGATGCGGTGACTTCCGGCAAGGCCTCTCCCGATGTCATGTTCGATCTGATCGATGAGCTGATCAATGCATCGTATGGCAAGCGAAGTGAAGACAACGGAGAAGCGCATTTCGTGAAGAACCCGGAACTCACCAAGATCTTCATGCAGTCCGATGCGTACGACAGCCTGTTGGGCAAGCTGATGTCCGATGACAAGTTCGCAACGCGATTCTTCACTGGTCTGGTGCCGAAGGCATTGTCTGAGCGCATGAATGCCATCGGCAACGGCGCGACTCAGAACGCACTCCCTCCGGAAGCGGCTCAGTATCTCGCTCGGCTGAACCAGCAGAATAACTGATGCTCATATATTAAGTAATGAGGAAAGAGTTCAGACGATGTCTGGGCTCTTTCCTTGCATATTTCGAAAGGATGAAGAGTATGGCAGAAGACGATCGCAAGCCGTTAGTCGTCGATGTCTCTCGACAGAACCTAGGTCTTCCGGAATCCAAAGAAGCGCCGAAGAAAGCTGCGGTCGCCCATGGCAAAATCAAAGAGGATACCATGGTCGAGAAAGGTGTAAAACGGTTCTTCGGAGGTGATCCGAAAGATGTCATGATGTATATGCTGACCGATGTGCTGGTGCCGGCACTCAAGGATACATTCGTCGATATGGTCATCGGCGGAACGAAACGAATGGTGTATGGCATGGGTGCGTCTGATTATCGCCCGACCAGTCCTCGATTGGTTCGACGTGATAACCCAAGTTATTCACAGAACACGAATTATAACGCCATGTCGAGTAATCGACGTGTGATCGACAGCACAGTTCGTGAACGCCACGATTTCAGCAAAGTCGTGTTCCCAGACAGACCGTCGGCTGAAAACGTCCTGACGGCCATGAATGACTATATTCAGCAATATGGTGTCGTTCGAGTGAAGGACTTCTACGAATTCGCCGGAATCACCGCTGAATATACCGATCAGAATTGGGGCTGGCATGATATTCGTGGCAGCCGTGTTCGATCAATCTATGGCGGATATATCGTGGAACTACCACCTACGGAGCACCTGCAATGAACGACCGGGACGAGCTGAGGAACTGGTATTCGAGTCCGTCATGGGCCTATAAAGTCGATAAAATGACAGACGAGCAAATACCGATCGTGCTCAAACGAGTGCGAGCAATCAAAGAGCAAGCGAGAAACGATTATAATGGTATATCCAATCACAGACGGCATCGATAAAACCGATCATCAGACGCTGCTGACTATCAACGATATTCGGGAGTCCGATCGAGCCAGAACGATATCCATGATCAATCAATCATGGCTACATCGCCTGTTTCGACATTTTCCGGAGATAGCGAACTTGACGATTAATATCACTATTGATCGGCCGGGACGATTGCCGAATACGGTTGTGATCACAACCAGGAATAGACGGAAATATCTATATACGTCCGATCCGAATTATGATTTCGGCACGATCGAGGAGATATGATGGATCGTTTTCTTGCCATAGTGAAATTCCAACAGCTTTTCCCAGAACTCTCGGAGCGAGTTCAGAAATACCGCCGAATGGACAACCATACGGCATTGATCATATTGTTCAGCGGAGCGCACTATGTGTTTTGCTGGGAATCAACCAAAAAGTGGACTCTGCAAACCGAGTTCGCCTACAAAAACAAATAAGGAGCAAACATGTCCATCAAAAGTACATTAGTCAAAACCGCAGCCAAGAGCGGTCTCTTTCTGAAGAAGCACGGTCCGGAGATCCTGACCTATTCCGGTCTGGTATTTGGCGTCGCCGCAACAGTCACCGCATGTCGGTCGACCATGCATATCGATGACGTAAAGAAGAACCATGAAACCGAGATGAGCCGCGTCGAAACTCTCGAAAGGATGGTGGATAACGGCGAGCTCGATGACGGCGATTTCACGGTCAATGAAGCGGCTTCATCGAAGCAGATTATCTACATGCGTACCACCGTGGCTTATGCGAAGCTCTATGCTCCGACCATTATTCTGACCGGTTTGAGCATTGCCTGCATTCTGTCGGCACATAACATCCTCCAGACTCGATACACGGCGGTTGCTTCGGCATTCGCTGCTGTAAGCGCCAAGTTCAGCGACTACCGCGAACGTGTCGTGGCCCAGTATGGCGAAGAAGTCGATCAGAAGTTCTATCAGAACATCGACACCGTCGAAGTCGCCGACGACAAAGGCAAGGTCATCGAGACCAAGAAGGAGCAGAACGTCCAAACGCTGAGCCCGACCGATAAATGGTTCGGACCGGATTCTCAGATCTGGGATAACGAATCTCCGGACATGAATACCGTGATGCTGAAGTCCGCATTGGATCGTGCTCAGAACAAGCTCGATTACACCGGGCATCTGTTCCTGAACGATGTCTATCGTCTGCTCGGTCTTCCGGATACCAAGGAAGGCGCTGTGCTCGGTTGGATCAATACGCCTGATCGCGATTCGATTGTCGACTTCGGTGTATTCGGTTGCAGCGATGATCCGTGGGATAACGTCAAGGATTGCCCATGGGATGGCAAGGAAGAGATCCTTCTTCAGTTCAACTGCGACGGCATCGTCTACGATCAGATCTGATCGTTATATGTAACATGGGAGCGTCATTGGAATCGTGGCGCTCCCTTTTTATTCGAAAGGAGTGAACATGAATCGTGAGAATCTGATATTTTCCGGCATCGGATTTCTGGCTGGCGTCGCTGTCACGACTGTTGTCGGATATTTCGGTGTATATCGAAAATATATACCGCTTCGACAGCTGGAGGACGAAGTCAATCAGCTCGAGGAGCAACGTCAATCCAAAGGACGTCAGCTCGATGCCATGGATGCCGCTTACGAGGAACGCAAAGCAGCATACGAGAAGGATCTCCAAGAACGGTCCGATCGTCTCGATATGTACGATAGCGACATCGCTGACGCCAAAAAAGAACTCGAAGCAATCAAACCAACACCAGAACAGGAGCCTGAAACCTTGACCACAGACGAAACCAAGATCTTCGCGCGATTCGAAATCCATGACGGCAATCCTCGATGGGATGGGCCGTTGACCGATGAGGAACAGGCATCATACGATGCTTGCGATGGGGACGAAAATCTTATTCTCGGGCTGCTCACCGAAGTGAAGGAGCATCGATTCAAGAACTCCATCGATCCGAACCGAACCGCGTATATGATTGACGACTATGAGCACAAGACCGCTCCGGACTTCATCGATACGGTGTATCTTGACTACTATGTCAGAGACGACAAACTTGCCGAAGGACGAGTGCTCGTCGAACGTCCGGATGATCTTATCGATATGGCCGTACTGGTGCAATTCGGTAAGTATGGATGGCAGGAAGATCCGAATGTCGTGATCTGCCGTAACGATACGTTCGAGACGGATTACGTGATCGAACGTCATGAGGAATCATATCAGGAGTCGGTGTTCGGCATCGATCCGGATAAGATCACCTTGCCGTCACATCGAGTGCTCGAAGATATGGCCAGGAAAGCCTATGAGGAGGAGCAACATGCCTAAGAGCGAACCACATGTGAAACCATATTTCGATTGGCTTCTGGAAGATGTGGTCGGTATTGATACTGATGGATATTCCAAACTCTATCATGAGATGAATACGATCCGTTACACCTATCGTATCGCCATGGATGCCAATCGAGAAGGCGATGCTCTCGAACTCCGTGGCGATTATGAATATTACAATCATACACCATGCGAAGCGCAATTCCAGGGAGGAGTGGTGAGCTTCCTGGAATTCCTTATCGCAGTGATTCTACGGGTCGATAATGATCTCGCACTCAAGCTGTCTCGTGCTGATTGGATGCATCTGTTCATCAAAAATATGGATCTGCAAGTCTACACGGATTCATATTTTGATGCCGTTGGAGACGCATCCGAACCGGTACGACTGCTTGTCGAACGCACCATGAACCGGAAGTATAACGCCGATGGGAGCAATGGTGGGTTGTTCGTCATCGAGGGATGCGACAAGGATCTTCGACGGATGCAACTGTTCGATCAGTGGACATTGTTCGGCAATTCCGGCCACGATATTCCATATAAGTGGGACTAGAAAGGAGTGGGTATGGACCAAATACGAGTGACTGAAGTCAAAAGCACCAAAACCGCAACCAAGGTCATTGCGAATCCTAGGGCCCGTGGATTCAAGGATCTTATTGTCAAAGGTGGACAGTTCTACGCCGTATATGATCCAGATACGCACCTGTGGTCCAGAAGTGTCGGCCGTCTCTCCGAACTCATTGATAGGGATATCAGCGAGTATATCGCAACGCATTCGGACAAGACCTTGACTCCGGAATACATGGACAATATGTCCAATGGACAATGGAACCGATATTTGTCGCAACTGAAGAACCTCGATGACAGCAGCATCATGCTGGATCAGAAGGTTATATTTGACAACGACGAAGTCGATCGCGACAACTACGCCTCGTTCAAATTACCGTATGATCTCATCGAGGGTCCGACACCGAACTACGATCGCCTGATGGAAACGATCTATGACCCGGACGAGCGTCGAAAGCTCGAATGGGGCATAGGTCTGATCGTGGACGGCAAGGACCAGAAACGTATTCAGAAATTCTTCGCCATTACCGGTGCTCCCGGTACCGGTAAATCGACGATTCTGAACATTATCCAGGAGATGTTCGGGAACTACGTTTCGTTCTTCAATGCCAAAGAACTTGGTCAGGGATATCAATTCGCCACTGCTGCGTTCAAAAACGCTCCGCTCATCGCCATTCAAAGCGACGGCGACCTCTCAAAGATCGATGATAATTCATTATTGAACACCATTGTGTCGCATGAATATATCAAAGTCAATGAGAAAGGCGTCAAGCAGTATGATATTCCGATCAAGACGATGCTGTTCATGGCTTCGAATAAACCAGTGAAGATCACAGACTCGAAATCGGGTCTGATCCGAAGGTTGATCGACGTCTATCCATCAGGACGAAAACTCAGCAATGCTGAATATTTCGAAGCCATGGACGGCATCAAATTCGAACTCGGTGCAATCGCTCATCATTGTCGAGAAGTCTATCAGGAATTGGGTCCGAACGCATATGGCAATTACGTGCCAACCGAAATGGTGGCCAGAACGAATGATATGTATTCGTTCTTGTCAAGCGTTCTCGACCAATTCGAAGATAACGATCATATCGATGGCCTCGAACTTTGGCGTCAATATAAGGTTTGGTGTGATGAAGGTAATGTGACCATGCGCATGAAACGTGATGACTTCCTGTTCGAATTGTCATCATATTTCAACAAGACGACCGATAACATCGTCAATGGTCGCAAATCCACTCGTAACACCGGTTTCGAAGGAATCCGTTGGGACAAATTCGAAGAAGCCAAACAGCCGAAACCTGTTGAAGCGAGAAAATTGGTTCTCGATTCGACTATATCCGCTTTCGACCGCATGGCTCAGGATTGGCCGGCCCAATACGCCGCCGATAATCCAACCGGAGGACCTCGGTTGCCTTGGGATCAGGTAACCAGCACATTGAAAGATGTGGACACCACCAAACTGCATTGGGTACGAGTACCTGAGAATCATATCGTCATCGACTTTGATCTCAAAGGCGATGACGGCGAGAAGAGCCTGGAACGCAATCTTGCCGAAGCTGCGAAGTATCCGCCGACGTATGCGGAATTGAGCAAATCCGGTAAGGGCGTACACCTGCATTATATTTACGATGGTGACGTGACAAGACTCAAACCTCTGATCGATATCAACGTGGAATGCAAGGTGTATCGAGGGAAGTCGGCATTGCGAAGGAAACTCAGCACATGCAACGATCTCGAAGTCGCGCATATTTCCAGCGGTCTTCCTCTCAAAGGAGATAAAACCATGATCAATGAGAAAGCGATCAAAGATGAGCAACATCTTCGCAATCTTATTAAAGGAAACCTAAGAAAGGAATATTGTCCCGGAACCAAGCCGTCGATCGACTTCATCTGTAAGTTGCTGGACGAAGCATACGAGTCTGGTATCCAGTATAACGTCGAAGACATGCGTCTTGATATTCTCAATTTCGCCATGAACTCCACGCATAATCGAGATTATTGCATGAAGGTCGTGGCAAATATGAAGCTTCGTTCCGACGAACCCGACAGCTTGGAACCGCCAAAGCATACCGGGACACCTGATATTCTGACGTTCTATGATGTCGAGGTATTTCCGAATCTGTTCATGATCTGCTTCAAAGACGCAGGTGATGAGAAGGATCGTCCGGTGAAGACCTTGATCAATCCAGATCCGAAGGATGTTCGCAAACTCTGCGGCAAGGCACTGGTCGGATTCAACAACCGACGATACGACAATCATATGCTCTACGCATGGGGTTGGCTCGGCTATGACAACCAACAGCTCTACAACCTGTCTCAGGATATCGTGGCTGGTGGTCCTCGCAGTCGAAACGCCATGTTCCAGAATGCCTACAATATCTCCTATACGGATATCTACGACTTCTCCGCAAAGAAGCAGTCATTGAAGAAGTGGGAGATCGAACTCGGGATCGATCATCACGAACTCGGCATGCCGTGGGACAAGCCGGTCGATCCGAAGCTTTGGGATCTGGTGCAATCGTATTGTGAGGATGATGTCCGAGCGACGGAAGCGGTGTTCAACCATCTTCATGAGGATTTCGTGGCCCGTCAAGGTCTGGCGAATCTGTCCGGCCTCACGCCGAATGATTCGACGAATCAACATACGGCCCAGATCATATTCGGAGACGCGAAGAATCCGCAGAAGGAATTCCCGTTCCCGGATCTGAGCGAAACCTTTCCCGGGTATACCTTCGACAAATTCGCTGACAAGGAACACAAGTCCAAGTATTTGGGCGAGTATCCTTCCGAGGGCGGATATGTGTGGGTATATGGCATGGCGAACGGTGATAATGGTCCATATTACGGACGTCGGATTCAATGGTCCATGACCGGGAAGGACCGACTCGAACGATATCGCGAGGTCTATCGATCCCAGGATATGGATTTCGACACCATGCACCCCGATCTGGCGAAACGTCTCGAAGGATATTCATATGACGGTGCTGATCAGTTCATGCCTGAACTTCCAGATAAGACGCTCGGTGGTATGTTCGGCAACGTCGGTTTGCTTGATGTGACCAGTCTACACCCGTCGAGTCTTGAGGACATGAATTTCTTTGGTCCATACACCAAACGATTCAGCGATATCAAGGCCGCTCGTGTTGATATCAAGCACGGCGATCTCGAATCCGCTCGTCGACGTATGGATGGTGCTTTGGCTCCACTGCTTAAGGAGGGTGAAAACACCAAGTCGCTTGCGCAGGCGCTGAAGATCGTGATCAATTCGGTATACGGTTTGACCAGTGCGAAGTTCCCGACAAAGTTCAACGATGTCGGGAATGGCGCCAACGATCGCAATGTCGACAACAAAATTGCGAAACGCGGTGCCTTGTTCATGCTTCTGCTCAAGCAGAAGGTTATGGAGCTTGGCTACACAGTCGTGCATATCAAAACCGATTCGATCAAGATAGCCGATATCGATGAATATGTTGTGACATTTGTCAATGACATGGGAGCGAAATATGGCTACGGATTCGAACTCGAAGCGATCTACGACAAGATGTGTATCGTCAACAAAGCGACATACATCGCCCATCATTGTTACGGCGACGACGGGCACGACGCCGCATCGCATGGTGGTTGGGCGGCAACGGGTGCACAGTTCGCCGTACCATATGTCTTCAAGACGCTGTTCTCTCATGAAACGATTGATTTCAAGGATCTTTGCGAAACCAAATCCGCCACGACATCGATCTACCTAGACTTCAACGAGGGCCTACCCGAGGACGAACATCGCTATGATTTCGTCGGCAAGGTAAGCGCCTTCAGTCCGGTCCAACCGGGGTGCGGTGGAGGTCTGCTGGTCCGTGACAACGGCAACGGCGGTTACGCCGCGCTGTCCGGCACCAAAGGTTATCGCTGGAAGGAATCGAGCGTTCTCCGAGACGGTCACAAACAAGATGAAGTCGATTATACCTACTACGAGCATCTCGCCGATGAGGCACGAGATGATATTTCGCAGTATGGTGATTTCGACTGGCTGGTAAACGGCGAACCCTATGTTTCGCCGAATCCTGGAAGCAATGATTTGGTTGCTTCCTTGACTCAATAATACACAGATCAGAAAGGTCAGCTCATGAGTGTGAGCGATTTTTTAAGTTTGATGATTGCACTCGGCTTGCTTATACTCATGAGCTGGTTTGTAGACAATCATAAATTCTAAGGAGCAATCATGTCAATTACTATGATCATTGCGATTTGGGCGCTGGTCCTGATGATCAGCGTCAATCTATGGACCTATATTCCCAAACAACGACCGATACCTCGACATTCCGATTTGTATATTGCCATGATGGAGACCTTTGATCGTCCGGCAATGGTACCGATTGAATGTGGAAGGAAGTTATGAATGAAAGCTGACCTACCTTGAAAGTAGGTCTGAAAATCTTACTTTTTGATTATGTTGGAGAAGATTCCAATCGACGTATCTAAACCCGGTTCAAACGGCATTAGATCACAACAATAGGTACTATCTAACCTCAGTTCAACTGAGGTTAGATCATATTATATAAAAAGGAGTAAACCATGAAAACCAGAACCGAAAACTGGAGAGGACACAGTATCAGGTTTGTCGAGATCGATGGCAACTGGTGGGCTGTGCTCAAGGATATTTGCGACGCGCTGAACCTCAGTACTTGGGGTATAGCTCAACGACTTGAAACAAATATGTTAGAAAAGGTGCTGATTGAAGCTGACCTCAGTTCAAATGAGGTCACCTCTAAAAACGGTGTGCGAAAGTCTCAAATGATGTACGTCGTCAACGAAATCGGCATATACGAAGCATTGTTTGCGTCTCGCAGACTTGAAGCACGAAAGTTCCGCATATGGGCCGGAAGCGTGTTACAACGGCTTCGTCAGAACATCGGTCTCAAACAATACGAGATCATGCGCATGACCGATCCTGATATTCAGGATCAAATCAATTACATGCTCGACGATATCTTCTACGACCCGGACAGCGATCAGCTTATGTGCTCGGTCACGGTCCAAGGCGGAGATGTCGACGTACGGCCATTCGATGAAGTATACAAAGAACAGGAGTAAAACCATGGTACTCGCCACCGAAGAAGTAGACGATCTCATGCATTGCAACTGCGATGCCGAGGTCAAAGCGCTTGATTTTGACATCACGACCAACCGGATCAAAGTGATTCTCATCTGCACTGGATGCGGTAAAATGGTATCGATGTCCGGTGATATCGACAGGGTTTCGGATGTACGATATGCCGAAACGGTCCGATTGGTCCAAGACGAATCGGAGGACTGTGAATGAAACTTCCATTCAAAGTCCATTTCGAAATGCAACCAACCATTGTAAAAAACAAGGAGAAAATCATGTCTGATAATGACACCACTCAGGTACTCGATACGAACGAAGTCATCGATCAATCCAAGTCCACGCTCAAAGATGTCGTGCTCGATCATCCGGCATATCTGGCTTTGGCCGGCCTTGGCATTTTCGCTATCGGATATCAGCTCGGACGTAACCAGGGCGTGAACTCGTTGCTGAAATTCGCAATGAGCAACTGATGTTATATTTACTCATAGGCGCCATATTGGTTATGATTTTCGCAGCTTGGTTCCCGTTGTGGTGGGATGATCATTTTTAACGCGAACCAGACATGGCCTTTAATGAGAATATTAATTCACATTAAAGGAGTTAATCATGACCGATATTTATGTCAAGCCCGTCATCATTGACGTTGAAACTGGAGATATCATCGATAATGATTTATTTGACACCAAAAAGTTGTTGAGCCTATACAAGCTCGGCTATGATTTTCAAGCCGAACGATTCAATGAACACATTGATTCGTGGAACGAAGAGTTTGAACGTCTTTATCCAGACATTTATAATGAACTGCATGATCCCGTCAAACAGGAGTTCTACAACAATTTCATCGTTGAACGTTGGCAGAAGATCATAGACGATTTTAATAATATAGCATCAACATTCATTAAGGATGCCAAACTATTTATCGACGATCTCTGTGTCAAGATGAATGATGGCAAAGGCCATATCATCGAATTGAGAACCGTTAATCCAAATTAGTAATCAACAAAAGACCGAGTCGCACATGCGGCTTGGTCTTTGTCTTTTGGCTATATTCGCGAAACAGACATGCCCCTTAATGAGAACCATCAAAGAAAAGGAGTCAACATGTCTGTTGATATTTGCCAAGCCATCGCTGATTTCATTCTCATCACGATTGTCGTGTTGGGGATCGAAGCGGGCATTCAAGATCGTATCAAGCATAAGGATATGACCTGGTTTGCCTGGATCGGTCGCCACTGGAATGATCGTAAGGTGAAGAAAGCAGCCAACAAACTAACAAAGAAACAAGACATCAACGAAACCACTTTCGCTGAGAAGTAATCATAAGCCTGAGTCGCACATGCGGCTTTGGCTTTATATTTTACACAAAAAGGAGATTATCATGCCAGTCAACATCATCAAGCGCCCGAACGGTGACGTCAACAAGGTCGAATGCGAGAACGTTCGTCTGATCTGGACGAATTTCGCAGGCCGCGAAGGCAAGTACAATCCTGCCGGCAACCGCAACTTCAACATCGTTCTCGAAGAATCCGATGCCAAAATACTTCAGGACCTTGACCTGAATGTCAAGTTCCATGAGGGCCGTGACGAAACGGAACCTGGCATCTACACGCTTCAGGTGAAGATCAACTTCAAGTCCTACAATCCTCCGGAGATCTGGATGAAGAATTCGCACGGCAACGCCCAGTTGGATGAGGATTCCGTCAAGATGCTCGATCCGCTGGTGTCCGCCGACGCCGTGACCGAGTCGTGGCTGAGCTTCAATCTGAACCATTACGAGCAGTTCACCACCGCATATTTGCAGAAGCTGCTGGTGACGGTTCAAGAATCCGATTATGAAGCTCGATTCTTTGACGAACCGGATTCCGCCATGAACACCATGACGTTCCACAAGGTGGAGAAGAACTGATGTCATACGATAATCGAACCCCAAGGCCTGGCGTCCTGAAGGTCTGCATCTATTCCATCTTAACCGGAGGATTATATTTCTTCTGGTGGTTCGTCAAGACATTGTCCGGCGGATACCGCTGACATGACATTTCGACAGGTATGGGCCGTCATCGGCCTGTACCTGTCCTTTATTTTTGAAAGGTGTAATCATGATTAATTTTGGCACTCTTGATATCAAAAAGCTTGTTGATCAGGTATCGAGACAACATGCCAATGTCTGCAAGGCGTCTGATCAAATTGCAGAGCGTTATAACGGCCTTGTCGATCTCGTGAAAGAAAAACATGCCGTCATAACCGATGATTATATTGAACCATATAAGTATCCGATCGTATATTTGGATTCGGATCGTATGGAGGAAATCGAAGATGCCCACGGCAATCCAGTAATCCATGTATGGATTGAATGCATCGATTGCAATGCCAGCGGTTTCATCGATATCAAGGATAATGAGAGGTTACATAATGATAAACAGCACCTCAAGTCTGCCAAGTCGCAGCGAGCCAGTGGCAACAGCATGGGTGGCCGAGACGTCTTGGAAAAGTATTGCTAGGGCTCGCCATGTGTCCTATCTGCCGAGCAACTTCGATCGTCTCTGGGAGATCTTCATGCTGATATTCCCCGACGATGCATCGAATGTCGAATCGGCTGAGGATTTCGATGATTATTCATTGAAGCTGGTCATCAACAGGGCGACCAGAAAATTCTACGAGGGCGATCAATACGAAATCGACGACTCGACCGAATATGCGATATTCACCGTGGAATTCGGCCAATGGTATCTGTGGACGAAGGAGGCGAAATTCAGTGGCGAATTATGAACCTGAAACGCCTGATTCGGACGTCTATGACAAACACGCCAAAGACATATTCGAATATGTCTTGCCTGAACTCGCCAACAGTGTCTTCGAATACAAATCCGCTGGACCGCATGGAGTAAGCTTCATCACCGGCAGTGGCGATGTATTTCTTTGGTATGAGCTAGCGCCATATTCCAATGATTCATCACAGATTCGATGGATCCTGGAGCATGTTTGCCAGAAGGAACGTCCGGTTGAGAATTCGGATCGTCCGATGGCATTGGAAACCAAATACGATTAATATATCTATACACAAGGAGTAATCATGTCCGACACGACTTTTTCACCGTTCATAACCCTGTCCAGCACATCATTCGCACCGATCGTGATATATAATGGTATATCTCTCGCTGTCGAAAAGACGCGAGAATGTCAATGCGATACGCCTTTGGCTATGACTAAGCCGATGGCCGTTACTAACAAAGGCCGCATGTATGTATGTACGAGCTGGTGCCCGTTCTGCGGCACAAAGCGCAGAGTCGAATGCAGCATGTATCATTTTCCCAAAACCGCACCAAATGATGTGTTGGAACTCGATGCCGATAAGATCTATACGTTCGTCAATGAGGTCAACAGACGAGAATATTTGCCTATAGTGGCATCGGATGCCGATCTTGCATGGACGTATCCTCAATCCTATAGCGATGGAACTTTCACCGTCAACATATTCAATATGGCGATCGGGCGAGGCCTCACCGTACGAGCTCCGAAAGGATACATCCTCAAAGACACATATATGTCGCAATTCGATAAGCAAGTGATCCAAGAATTCGACCAGCTCGGATCTCTTGGACTGATCTATCCGAAGGAGCCAGCCCATGCCAACGCCTGACGAATACCGCAGCGCACGGTGCCTGCTTGGTCTCACGCAGCATCAAGTCGGCAAGATGATGAAGATCCGTCGCGAGACCGTGGGGCAGCTTGAGTCCATCAATCCCCACATGCCGCGCACCTGGGAGGCGTATTCACGCTACTACGACGTGTGGCTGCGCGAGTATGCCCGTATCAAGCATCCCGACCTGTTATTCGCCGTCGAGGCGATTCTCAACGGCAACCGTACGGTTATAGCCTGGCTTGGCGAACAAAGCGAGCCTGACAATGATCCTCGTCACGGACGTCATCGTCCAAATCGTATCGTGGAGCTCAATCTGGTGTTCCCTACCATCATGGAGACGTCGCAATATCTCATCAAGCATGGCTACACCGATAAGGATCCTCATACGGTCCAGATCAAGATCTCGCAGATACTGAACGGATATAGGAAACAACAGACATTATGCGGCTTCCACTTCGAAGACGTATGATGAGAAAGGATATTTGCCATGGCTCCGGCCAGCGTATTCGACAAGGCTCACAGACAGCTATCATGCCATGCTGGAGCCTCGATCATCATCACCGATGCATGGAAAATCAGTCCCATGCAGTACGAATGTCTGGCAATGTGCTCACGTTGCCGGCGACAAGTCTATATCCCGATCTCGCGGGAAGAATACCACAAGATGGATAATCGTGAGATCTGGCAGGAATAGGAGAACACCATGACACAGGATACTCTTACTCACGATCAAGCTCTCGAGAAAGCTGAATGGATCGACAAGCTTCGCGAACTCGGATTCGTCTGGGATGGCAACATCGACGATCAGCCGAATCTCTCGAAATGGCGTCATAATAACATCAGTCATCTCACCGCTCGTCTGGCCTTGGTGACCGATGGTCATTTCGTGGCCATGATCTGCATTGGTCTGAGCCATGTCATGCGTCCCGATATCCATTTGGGCGCGGAGACGCCGGAGCGACTGCAACAGATCTATGATGTGTTGACGGAAAGCGTGGATGCCGGTTCGACCGAGGAGGAGGAGTCATGACCTCAATCAGCATCGGACCATATTTGCGATGGAAGCTTAAAAACCTCGGATTCGAGTATGATCCCGTTGAGGATACCTGGTTCTGGGGGTGGAAGAAGAAAATCTGTCTCAACCTCGATCGATCCATCGGCATGTTCCTCTGGAGCGCTTCGGTCGTGACGGCCAAGGCGCCGGCATCCTATGTGGATGATCAGCATGCCATGATCAGCTGGAACCAATCGGAAGAGGAGTTTCTTAAGCTGAGGCGTTCGACCATTGCGTATTATATCGGCGATATGGTGCGAAAACACAAGCCGACTGCGACGAAATGACATAAAATGCCATCTCAACATGTGGCCAGGAAACATATATTGCGTTTCGCGCACGTATTGTGCACATTTCGCGAGGTTTCTGTGGCCACATGTTGTATTTAGCGTAAAAACCTAGTACTTTGTCCGGTTAAAGTACTAGGTTTGATATAATGAGGAGTAAACAATGAACTATCAAATGATTGAATACGCAGTTCGTCGTTACATTGATGAAAAGAAGTTGTTTTGATGGACGAAAGGATTACCACCTGTCTATAAAGACTGGAGGGTATATTCGAGGAAACTACTTCGCATTCGTTATAACCGATCTGTCTGATGATAATAGAATTTATGAAGTTACGAGTTTGACGAATTCGAAGTCAATTGCCGTAACAAGTTATATTCAAGAGAATGCTGATCCGTTCTTTGTTTGATAGATAATAAGGAGTAATCATGCCTGGTGTCAACTTACGACAGTTTCAGCACGAGTGCGTGCAGGCCCTGAGGTCGGGCAAGGTGTTGGCGGCCGGAGTTGGCGCCGGCAAGTCTATCATGGCGTTATATTGGTACGTCACCAAATGCTGTACGGTGCGGACCTCGCATAACGCCAATGGCGAGCTATTCCAGATCATGCCGGAGAGTCCGGATCTGGTGATCATCACGACCGCCAAGAAACGCGACAACCACGAATGGGATGACGAGCTCTATCGCTACGCCCTGCATCAGGGTGAGAATTCGAAGAAGATGGGTAGAGTCCATGTCACGGTGGATTCGTGGAATAACATCACGAAATACGTCGATACGTCGGCCGTGTTCATATTCGACGAGCAGCGTGCCATCGGTTCTGGTGCCTGGAGCAAGGCGTTCGTGAGGATCGCCAGACGTAATCCCTGGGTGATGCTGAGTGCGACTCCCGCCGATACCTGGAGTGATTGGTGCCCGATATTCGTCGCGGACGGGTTCTACCGCAATCGCACCGAGTTTTTTCGTCGTCATGCAGTGTATTCCCGGTACACGAAATATCCGAGAATAGATCGCTGGATCGATGAGGATTATCTGAACCGATGCCGTGACCGTGTGCTGGTGACCTGCGAGGTACCGAGAGAGACCGAACGCGTGGTGCATCAGCTGACCTGCGCATATGATAAGGAGACGGTTCGCAAGGCGATGAAGACACGGTGGAATCCTGAGACGGAGGAGCCGTTCCTCAATGCCACTGAGCTGTGCTTTTATCTGCGGAGGGTGATCGATACGGATCCCACACGTCTGTCGTACGCCGCACATGTGGTACGTGACCATCGCAAGGTGATCATATTCTACACGCTGCGTGCCGAGCTCGAACAGATTCTGAAGCTTGAAGAGGTCACGGGCGTGCCGGTCTATCAATACAATGGCAGCCGGCACGATGATCTGCCTCAGGGGAATTCCTGGGTGTATGCGGTGCAGTTTCAGGCTGGATCCGAGGGCTGGAATTGTACGAGTTGCAACACGGTCCTGTATTGGTCGCTGCCGTACAGTTACAAACAGGCGGAGCAGGCGGCCGGCAGAATCGACAGGTTGGATACGTCGTATAAGACCCTGAACTACTATATCATGCGATCGTTCGCGCCTTTGGATCTGGGAATCATCCGGGCACTTCGGAATAAGGAGGATTTCAACGCTTCCGGGTTCTTGAGGAGCAGTGCGCGACAAAAGGAGTGATCATGCCGAAAGGAAGAATGGCTGTTGTGTATATCCATACCGGATACCGAAACATACAACACGATCCGTTCGATATTCGAGAACTACATGAATGGGTGGAAAGTAGGGAAAGTTTCTGCGGAGACGATCCTGCTGGATACGGAATCGGACAAATAACCCATATTGAACGAGATCAGGTTATGTTGAGACCCGATGGATATACTTTGGACATATATAGCGAGATCCATCAGGTGATATGCCCTGATTGCCGCAAGCATCGCGAGTATGTATTCAGGGCATATGATACGTCCTCTGCATGGTATCAGGAAACACGGTTCGATTATGGTAAGGAGTAAACATGCGTATCAATGAATTCGAACTGATCAACCCCATGAGTGATGTACAGAATACCATTACAAGATTGGTGAATCATCGTGGGTCATGTGATGATCTGTCGCCGAGACATGAGATCATCATGAGTGATATTCTGCTGTTGCAGACGGATCTTGCACATCCTGAAATATCATATGATATGACCGAGGCGAAGATCAATGCCTATTGCCCTCGCTGTAGGAGACATGGATCTGGATGGATCGAGACCAATGGATGGTTTTCCGCGGTGTCGCCATCACGCGGAGTAGTGATTCGTCATGCGATGGATGAGCTTCCTGCTCGTAAAAACAGGAATGGTCGGATATGCGAACATCACAGGTTGATGATGTCTTCTGCGGTTCGATCGAAGGATATCGCATTCCATGTCAGGGAGGAGAATACCAGGAATTATATCTGGTTCAAGAAGCGTAAGGCTTTGGCGAAGCAGTGGTTCCCGTTGAGTAGCGGTGACGAACAGTATCATTTGGTATGGTGTCCGGACTGTTTTGCGATGACTTGCGTGGACGTCGGAAAGATGTCTTTTACGCGGTACGACCCCTCAAACGCCAGTTTTAGAGGGGACGAATGGTACTAAAAAGCACTTCTGAATATGTACAATTTGTGTGACAAAAGCACTTCTAAATATGTACAATTTGTGTGACATATGTACAATTTGTGTGACATGAGCGAAAATGCCCTTGATGCGGTAAAAACGCCAAAATCGGTTTTGTCACACAAATTGTACATACAAATCGGTTTTGTCACACAAATTGTACATATTTGAAAACGTCTTTTAGGGCCCAAAAACGTTGAAATTTCAACGTTTTTGGGGTTTTGAGGGTGTTTTTATGTATGTACAATTTCTGTGACATACTTCTTATTCCGGTGAAAAAAGAAATATAATCATTATAATATAAAAAGAAGTAAAGTATAACCTACGTCACACAAATTGTACATATTTGAAAACCACTTTTTTGCGGAAAGGAACTGTCATGACTTATTTTATCCTCGATGGCAATCGAGAAACCATTTACGAAATCGCTCACGACATGATCAGGTGCAGATGTCAACCCGGGACTCCGGTATGCATCAGTATCCCGAAGATCGATCCGGATGAACTCACACCTCAGGAACGTCGTAATTTTTCCATGAACGATTTCGTCCTGGCGTGTTATTGTTCTGGATGTCGCAAGCGAACCAAACTCATGGTACCGCTCGATAAGATCCCTCACGTCGATGCCGATGCCATCCGACAGATCGCACAGCAAATGTCGACAGAGGGGATTAATTGCAACCATGACCGAGAGAGCTGGGAAGTGACCGCACCAGTCATTCGAGATGATGCTCCGAGTCAAATCGATTTGAATGGTGTTCGCTTGTTGTTACATATCGTCTACTGCGTGAAGTGCCGGCATCTTGTGCATGTGTACATTACCGATGCTCATCGAGTGTATTAGGAGGAACCATGCGTTTTCGCGAACCAATATTCGAACAGCCCATGCGAGTCATGGAAGATGATCATATCTGCCATGACATCGACGACTATAGTTACTATGCCGGAATGCAGCTGGAGGACGCCAAGCGCGAACTCGTCGAGCATAACGGCGATGAGATCATCAAGATCGGATGGATGCATGTGGTGCCGTTGCATCCAGTTCGGAAGTATCAGGATCATCTAATTAAGATCACCACGCTTCGATACGGTACTTCTGAAGTATTTCCGAACATCTATGAAGCAAGTATCAAGAAAGGGTTTAGTCTTAATTCGTTGCGTGAACTGTTGTGTGGAAGGGGCATATGGTCCGATAACTTCGTTGCTGAATACATCTAGATCATTTGTGCACATTTGTGCACAAACATCGTCTCGTACATTTCCCATAATGGATAGAATATACATATAACTACAGGTATCTCCCGTATTTTACGGTCGGAGGTTTTCCATGGTTTTAGAGCGAGACTTCCAGCGCAAACTGGTCAAGCGCTTGAGGACAGAGATTCCAGGATCCATTGTCATGAAAGCCGATGCGAACCAAGTGCAAGGTATTCCGGATCTCTTAATCCTTGCGCATGGCCGATTTGCTTCACTGGAAGTCAAACGCTCTGCTACCGCATCACATCGACCGAATCAGGATCACTTCGTTCAGAAGATCAACGACGATGGCGGCTTCGCTTCATTCGTTGATCCTTCGAATGAAGACGATGTGGTGGACCAAGTCAAGCAATATCTGTCCAAAGCCTAGGGAATCACGGCTTTTCATTTTAGGAGTTATCATGGCATTCACGTTCAATCAGCATCCCGACCTTGAAGGCAAGCACGCATATCTGAGTGCCAGTCATCATGTCTGGCTCAACTATGACGATGAGCATTTCAAGGATATCTTCTATTCAAATCTCATGAAGGAACGTGGTACACAGCTTCACGCTTTTGCCGAGTTTGCGAATAGGATGGGCCGGAAGATGCCGCGCAACCACGAGACCATCAACGAGTTCATCAATGATGGCCTTGGATACAACATGAGCCCTGAAGTGGTGCTCTATTACAGCGAGTATTGTTTCGGGACTGCCGACCTTATCGGTTTTGATCCGAAGAAGAAACTGCTTCGAGTGTTTGATCTCAAGACCGGACAGAAGGATGTGCTCGAGTTCGGACAGCTGCATGTGTATTGTGCTCTGTTCTGTCTCGAGTACAATATCAAACCAGATGACATCAATTTCGAATGCCGACTCTATCAGAATGATGAAGTTCGCATCGAAGAGTTTACCGATCCGGAAACCATCAAGGATATTATGGATCTTATCGTTCATGATGATAAGATGATTCGTGAACTTCGCGCCGAAGCGAAAGCTAATAAATTGATCTTCTAGAAAGGAGCGGATTATGGCTGAAGAGTCATATTCTGGTGATGACGAGTCGTTGTATGACTTCGAGCATTACGGTACCCCACATCAGGGCGCCACTCCGCATTCCGGACGGTACAAATGGGGTTCTGGTGATGAAGATTCCTTGGCCAGAGCCAATGGCTTGCTAGGCCAAGTGGCTCGGCTCAAGGAGCAAGGGATTACTAATTCCACCGAGATCGCTAGGTCTTTAGGCATGACTACGACCGAGTACCGAGCACGATATTCCATGGCATGGAATGAATCCGAGAACTATACTCGTAACCGAGCTCTGAACCTCCAGAAGCAAGGTTGGGGTGCTACGGCTATCGGCAAAGAGCTCGGACGTTCTGAATCGACAGTCCGTGGCTGGCTTAAAGATGGTCGTGAAGTTCGTAAGGACATCGCCACTGATATTTCAGAAAAGCTTATGGCTTCGGTTCCGAAGAACGGCGGTCTTGATATCGGTAAATCCTCAGAATTATATCTGGGAACTTCTGCCGATAAGCTCAAGGTCGCAGTGCAGATGGCGGTCGATAAGGGCTATGAAGTCCACTACATGTATGAGAATCAGCTCGGCACTGGTCCTGGCCAGAAGACGACCCTTAAGCTGTTGACCGCTCCAGGTGTCAAGGTTTCAGGCCCGGAAGGTCTGTATGCTCATCGTGAGCGTATTGCTTCTTTGGCGAAGAACCTTGATGACATTCCAGCAGGATCTTCCGGAGCACTGAAGCCTCCGGTCTCAATTGATAGCAAGCGAGTTAAGATCATTTATGCCGAAGACAAGTTTGCTGGTTTTAAAGGTGTCGAACGAGATGGCGTGATGCTGATCAATCCCAAGGCTCCTGATCTTCAGTTGCCGGATGGCAAACGTTACGCTCAGGTTCGAATTGCCGTTGACGGTACCCACTACCTCAAAGGCATGGCGCTCGTTGGTGATCCTCGGTCGTTCCCTTCTGGTGTTGATGTGGCTTTCTGTACCAACAAACACAAAGGCACTCCGAAGATGGATGTTCTGAAGAAGATGCAGACTATCAAATCTGCCAACGGAACAGAAGTCATCGATACGGAGAACCCGTTTAAGGCCGCGGTGCGTTTGCAACCTACTTATGTGGATCCAAAGACCGGTAAGAGGAAACAATCGTCTTTGAACATTTTGAATACCGAAGGTGATTGGGATGGTTGGTCTAAGAATCTACCATCTCAGATGCTTTCCAAACAGGAACCATCTTTTGCTTCTCAGCAACTCGGCATTGCTCTGGATCGTTCTCGATTGAATTTTAAAGAAATCAAATCGTTGACCAATCCAGTTGTCAAGCAAAAGCTTCTTCAAGAGTTTGCTGACGAATGCGATTCCGCTGCCGTTTCTTTGAAAGCCGCTGCTGTACCACGTCAGAAGTCTCATGTGATCCTTCCGATTAATTCGTTAAGTGATCGTGAGATCTATGCGCCGAACTACCGAAATGGCGAGAAGGTGATGCTGGTTCGTTATCCGCACGCTGGTCGATTTGAGATGCCTGAACTTGTGGTGAACAATCGAAACAAGGAAGGTCTTAAATACATCGGTAATGCGAAGGATGCAGTCGGCATTAATTCCAAAGTAGCCGAACGTCTATCAGGTGCTGACTTTGACGGAGATACTGTTCAGGTAATTCCGAATAAAAGTGGTCAGATTAAGAATGCCGCTCCATTGAAAGGACTTCAGGGATTCGATCCTAAAGAATCATACGCTTTGTCAAAAGACATCAAGCCTAATGACAAGCGTTTGATTTCTCCTGAGATGAAGCAGCGTCAGATGGGTATTGTATCTAATCTGATTACCGATATGACAATCAAAGGCGCTCGTCCTGACGAATTGGTTCGAGCAGTTCGCCATTCCATGGTGGTGATTGATTCCGAAAAGCATAAGCTCGATTGGAAACAATCCGAGACTGATAATAACATCAAGGCTCTCAAGGAGAAGTTCCAAAGTGGTGGAGCTTCTACACTTGTTTCAAGAGCTAAGGGTGTGGTCCGTCTTCCGGAGCGTAAGCCCCGGTCCATGAAGAATGGCGGTCCGATCGATCCTGAGACCGGCGAGAAGCGTTACGAACTTACCGGCGAGTCTCACGGTCGAGCAGTTCGTAATTCGAAGGGTGAGGTTGTTCGTTATAAAACAGTCCCCAACCTTACGAAGTCTACGAAACTTGCCGAGGCTAAAGATGCTAGGGAACTTTCTTCTGGTACTTTGATGGAATCTATTTATGCCCGTTACTCTAACGGCATGAAAGATTTGGGCAACCAATCTCGAAAAGCCTACCTTCAGGCGGAGCCTTTCAAAGTAGACCCCCAGGCGAGAAAAACATACGCCCCTGAAGTTAAGAAGATGGTAGCCCAGCTCAATGAAGCCAAGAAGAACCAACCTCTAGAACGCCAGGCTCAGGTCATAGCCAACGAGAGGCTTCGTGCCATCAGGGAAGATCATCCAGATTACGACAAGGAAGATCTCAAGAAGGCTGGACAAAAAGAACTCAAACGAGCTAGAGCTATTGTTGGTATTCAATCCAAGAGGGTGGATCTTACGGATCGAGACTGGGAGGCAATTCAAGCAAGGGCCATCTCAACTAACAGGCTTCGTGAGATACTGCAATACGCCGATCCTGATCGAGTTCGAGAACTAGCTACTCCGAGAAAGAAAGAAAAGCTTCCTTCTTGGGCTATTGCTAGAGCGAAATCGCTCATGAATGCTGGCTATACCAATGCAGAAGTCGCAGATGCTTTGGGTATTTCGACTTCAACATTGTCTGAGAACCTTGGGAAGTGATGAAGTATGACATTATCACCACTAGAGCAAGCATGTCTTAGGCATGATGTATTGGTAACCACAGTGGACAATCCTATCAATCCATTCGTTGATTTCGAAGGATGGATGAATCTAGACATTGCCATGGGCTATGATACATGTGGTCTAGTTAGCCAAATGTTCATGGGTTATGACAACATGTCTGATGAGGATCAAGCAATCGAGTATGCTCGAATGATTCGAGATCTCTTTGCTCACGATCCTTTGGGTGTGTACACATTAACCAAACGTCCATCATGGCGTGAAGTTCCATCTGCTGCCTCAAACGAATAGCATGATGCTATTGCATGATACAATTGCATGATGCAATTGTATCATGTTGCTTGTCATCAACAACATATGCAATGACAAACATAACAACAATGCATGATGCTTGATGTATGTTACATGATGAATGATGAATGATGAATGATAAGATTCGTATAAGCAATGAATCACATTCGCTCATATGAATCTTATCATTCATTAATCGTTGTCAATCATCGTTGTTCATTGTCATTGCAAATCGAAATCAATCAAATGCGAATGAATTAACTTTCATTCAACTGCAACCAACTATTGGATGAATTGTAAATGTAATTTATAATTCACATCAAAGAATATTTTTGAATTTAGATCTGTTCTAATTCAAAATTGTTGAGATGCCCAACCCTAGGATCTCTTTTGAGATACCGGGGGAGGGGGTCGTGGAAAACACACCCCCTATGGCAT